CTTATTGTACTGCTACGCCTGACCTTTCCTTTAGTCTTACTAATAAATATTATGTTGATTCCGCTATTAATAATATTGCGTTAACTCCGGGATTAACCGGCGCTACCGGCCCACAAGGCGCTTCCGGCCCACAAGGTCCGGCTGGCAGTGGTAGTGGCAACCTTATTGGGTTGACATCCGTAGCACTCGGTTCGGATTCTATTGGAACTAATGCTTTATCTGTTAATGCGGGATTTGGCAATAATGCTTTAGGTGAACTCGCATTACAAAATAATACATCTGGCATTAATAACAACGCTATTGGCTACAATCCTTTATATAGCAATACTACCGGTTCTTACAATGCCGCTATTGGTTATGAAACTATGTATGCTAATATTACTGGTCAGAACAATGTTGCTATTGGTTCTCTATCTATGCGTCAAAATAGTTCGGGCAATTACAATGTTGCTCTTGGCATTAGTTCATTGGCTTTAAATGTAGATGGCAATTACAATACCGCCATTGGTTATAGTGCTACGCCTAGTGTTAGTTTGTCTTATTCTACAGCAATTGGGGCTAACGCACGTCCTGATGCTTCTAATCAAATTATGTTGGGTGGAGATAGCGGTACTGGATTTCCCAATGTTGTTGTACCTGGTTCTCTTAATGTTTCGGGGGCTTCAAATTTTTTAACATTGCCTACTTTTAATAACAATGATTCTTTGGCAACTCGTTCATATGTTTCATCTCAACAATTGTCCGGCCCTACTGGGGCCACTGGTCTTACTGGGGCCACTGGTCTTACTGGGGCCACTGGTCTTACTGGGGCCACTGGTCTTACTGGGGCCACTGGTCTTACTGGGGCCACTGGTCTTACTGGGGCCACTGGTCTTACTGGGGCTACCGGATTAAGGGGCGCGACCGGTATTGCTGGGGCCACTGGCTTGACCGGTGCGACTGGTCTTACTGGTGTTGGGACAACTGGTGCTACTGGTGTTGGGACAACTGGTGCTACTGGTGTTGGGACAACTGGTGCTACTGGTCTGACCGGTGCAACTGGTCCATCTGAAGGGCCTACTGGCGCTACTGGTCTGACCGGTGCTACTGGTCCATCTGGAGGGCCTACTGGCGCTACCGGCCCAGCAGGAACTTCTATTAGTAATACTGAGTATAATGGCACGCCAGCAATTGTATCTTTAGCCGGCAATTATAATTTTAATTTTGGTTCCGTATGTTCAATAACATTAGATGCTGGTATCTATTTAGCAAATTATAATATGGAATTTACTCTTGGCATTGGAGGTGGTGATTATGCCTTTACAATTTTTAGAATAGGACATTTATTTAATACTATCATTCCACCAGTATTTAATTCCAATTTTGGAACCGCATCTGGTATTAAATTAGATTTTATGGAATTATTTAATATAAACGCACCCTCCAGTGGAAATATGCGTTTTAATGGACACAAATATGTTGTAGTTAATACAACAACTACGTATTATCTTGGTGCGGGAATTATGGTTGGTGGCGGTTCAGTTAATGTTACCGGCACTATTAATGCTATTAAAATTGCGTAAAAAATAATAGACAAATTTATTCTGAAATTAACATTTATCAGAGGAAATGACAAATATCTCATATACTGAACTAAAATGTATACATCCATTTCGTGACCATACATTGTAACAAAATTTATATTTGTGTAATTATGTTCCTTTATCATAGAAGAAATGACACATGTCTCATAGATGGTACGATAAAGAATACAATTATATTCAAGACATTCTGTGGTTGAAATGTAAAAAAGATGTAATAAAACCTATAAATTATAATTAGGATACCATACTTATATAAAGTTCAAAGTAAATGTAACCTTTAATCGTACCGTCTATGAGACATTTGTCATAGACAAACGATACAGTTCCGAATCATTTATCGAAATAAACACGTAATGCCAAATAAATGTCTTCGGTATTATGATGGTTAAAATAATATAATTATTATGTAATTTTATTATTTATGGTATTACGATGGTTAAAGCACTGGATATGATGCTTCCATCAATAACCCGCACTGTCCATCTCCTCCGTTGTAAGGCTTTCCGGTATTTGGGTCAGTTCCTCTGCCCAAATAGATGTATCCAGAACGTCCCCATGTTGTTCCCCACGAATTCTTTACAATATAATAATCACCACCGGCTTCTGTTCCATAACCAACTACCAAGACACCATGGTCTAAATTTGTTCCACAAGTCGATGTGAAGACCCCTGAACTGTACAACTGGAATTCGCGTTGGTCGGCTTCAATGGCAATCGAAACGGGCTGTTGAGCAACAGCTGACATCATCGCACTGTCTGAACTAGGCGCAACATCCACAAACTTTGAAACTTTGCTCCCAGCAATGTTGGCGCATTTTGTAGCACAAGTGCCTGCTGTCTTGGTGACACCAGACACGTAAGGATACGCAGCCTCGGAACATAGACCGCCATTCTTTCCAATCCAGGTAAATGCGTTGTCCATGAGTCCCCCGTTACAGCCATGGTCGCGACCCCCATTCTGGAGACTGTCGCAATCCACCAATTGCTGTTCAGAAAAGCTCTGGAGATTCTTGTTCTTGTTATAAAAGGCACCTTCGAGCGCGCCCGTTGTCGAAAAGCTCCAGCATGAACCGCATTGGCCTTGGTCCTTGACCGGTGTCACCGCGCCTGCCGTAATCCAATTTACTGATGATGGAACGGATGATGCCGTCACGTGATATTCGTTGGAACCGCGCAAATTCGACTCGCCCAATTTTAAGTCTAGATAGGCGGATTCGATGGATTGTGTCAAATAATTGACTTCGCCCGAAGAACGCTGGAGATATTCGCGGAAATCGCCCTTGTCCATGCCGGAAAACTGGTTGTGCGCCAATTTGAGTGAGCCATTTGCGGCATTGACTACTTCGATGAAATCGTCATTGGACGACCACTTCTGATAGACGGCTGAATAATGTGTCTCGTCGCGAAACATGATGTCGAATGACTTTGCCCAAGTATTGAAACGTTCAAATAAATGAACTCTACCCGATGCCTGGGCTAGTGCTGTTGCCGATAAAAGCGCGATGAAAAGTTGTCTAAACATTGTTATAGATTAGTATGAGATAAAATTTTATATTGATTTAGGCCAATTATACTTTTGATTGCTTGAGGAAATTGTAATTCAATTTTACGCAAAGATGCGTTCAAAATGCCAATAAAAAATGTATTTATATATTGACTAGTGTTAATTCAATGATTTGGGTTAATGCTTTGGTCCATGTGCCTCCATAGTTCAGTGGTAGAACATCTGTCTTGTAAACAGAAGGTCTTGGGTTCAATTCCCAATGAAGGCTTTATAATAGAAACTGGAACCCATCTTTTGGATATTTTTGTAGAATCCAGTCTGGAAATGGTACATGGTGAATGCCTTTTGTACCTGATATATGATGTTCTTTACATAAGACTATCATATTTTGCGGCGAATCCACAAATATATCTGGATTCTCAGCAACGGCAGTCCAATCAAATTTTGCGCCGATATTCTCGCCCGTCTGAATATTATGACAGGTTTTAGCAAATTCGCCAAATTTGGTCCAATCAATGGCATTTTCGGCGGCTTTTTCGCAATAGAAATGATGTGTTTCCATTGGAATGCCGTCTGGACTGTGACGTTTTGAACAAATAAAACATGGCATATTTTTTTCTATACACATTTTGTTATGCGTTTTTCGGTAAATTGCCGAATTGGTTCGCGGTTCATGGTTTGGATAATTGACTGTATAATGATTTGACATATGTCGTTCATGCGATTCAATTGGCCTTATTATACGCACGGCTGTTTCATCGTTTGGTTCTAAATCGGGTTTTGTTGAAAAGCGAATGCAGTTCCCCATTATGATGTATTATGATGATTTTTTGATTATCATAATAATATTATTTTGATTAGTCTATCAATTTTACAATATTTGTAGACGAATCTTCTTTTTAGTTTCCGCTTCGCCCTCAAATAAAAACAACTTGAATTCAGCAGAAGCACCATTATCAATATCTGTATGGGTAACAATCCGGCTCAATAATTTCAAATCTTCTAAATAAACCATATAACTCAAAGACCCATTATTTTTTACCAATTTATCAAACACCACACCTCTATGGGTTCTCTCCATAATAGTTGGGTCATCAAAACAACGAAACAAAACTAAACAATCCGTCTGAATTTTACGAATTGACCGCATTGCCGTATTTATATATTCCATTTTGCCATTCCAATCTTTTAAAAACGCACGTGACTCTGAACTAACCGTCATATTTGGTACAGTAGTAAAAAACCATATCTGATTCAATAAATCAACCAAACGTCTAATGGGACTTGTTATATGTATATAAGATTGCGTATTCATAATTTCATGAATATGAACTACCGCCGAATCATACAAAACATATTGACCTGAGGCATTATTCCAATTCTGAATAACGCGATTTGTATCTTGAGAAATCGTCGTCGAATTAAATTGATTATTGGAAACCGGTGAGTTTGTAAACGCAGCAGACCGAAATATTCCAATGTTTCTCTTGGCCATTTCAATTCCACATAATGTATTCATTTGTATCATCCAAAATGTTACTAAATCATGACTATTTTTTACTGAACGGTCCATTTTTTGTGATAGTTCCAATAAATGGTTATATTGTTTGTTATAAATCAATGCGTGTTCTTCATAACAATAATTCTTTGCTACCTGAATTATTGCGTTCTTAAATACAATTGATTCTTCGGCGATTTTGCCCGTTGTATTATCAATTGTCATATCCAGAACAAAGGCAAAACGTTTACATCCAGATTGAAGCGAACATAATGAATCCGACAAAATCGTTGGTAACATTGGGCGACGACGGTCGGGCAAATAAATCGTAGCGACTCGTTTGCTCAATGAATTCCATAAACCCAATGTCTCCAGCCAGACAAAAACGTTGGCAATATATACGCTTACTTTTGATGTAGTTTCAGTCAATGGCACAATTGATAAGCCATCGTCAAAATCTAAACTGTTTATTGGGTCGATTGTGAAAATATGTTCTGAAGACCTGTCTTCTATATTAAAATGGGGGTTGTTCTCAATTTGCTCAATATATGCGTCGATGGATTGTTTAGACAACGTTTTCTTGGTTTGATTTGTGAATTCAGTTAAAGAAGCATGTAAACTTTTACAATAGAGCTGATATTCATAAAATACAGTTAAAACGTCGACATTTCCCAATGTTTCGACCAATAATCCTTGCGGATGAGAACCGCTTGTCCATTTGTCAAATTTAAATACAACGTATTTGTTTGGTCTGGATTTAGTAAATTCAATACAAATATCGTATGGCACTAAAAATGCCGGCAAATGTTTGTCATCCGGAATACATTTATACAAAACTCTCTTTTTATTGTCCGTTCGACCATATGTTTTATTTTCCGATATTAACAATACGCCGGCCAGTATTTGATGTGTTCGAACAGGTGAATATACCATATCTATGACATTCGATTTGATTGTGAATATGTCATTCGAAAACAATTGGCTTTTTATAGGATTAATTTGTTGAAGTTGGGGATTTGATTCCATTGCTATTTCCGAATAATCCTCAGGATTAATAAATGACCAAGACGAATATGTCCGGTCTGATATTAGAATTTTAACGGTCATTCATACATTGTATTTGGCGTCTAATTTCTATATTGTTTTTCTAATATGTTTGTAAATGAATGCAAAGGCAAAAATATGACAAAAATCTGTCAAAAAAAAAGGTCAATACAAATGATTATATCTATTCTTCTATAACTAAGCGCACTGTTCCTATTACAAGTGGACCTAAAATTAATATACAATCCTCATATGAATTAAATAATATATCGCGCGTTGCATGCCCCATACTTGTTGAACCCATTTTAGAGCAATTGCCTATTGATGTTTTAAATCATTCAATCGGTTCTTTTGACGCAGATAAAATGAGGGTTGGTTTGGATTCTATTGAGCAAACCAACATCAATCCCAAAAACGATATTGATTTGACATTTATTAAAACCGATGTAAACAATTCGCGTCCATTAGAATTAACCAATAATTACACAAAGCCAGACAATGTTAATTTATTAATAGAATTAAATAAATCATCTGAATTGTTTCGCGCAAATAAAATAAATATTCAAATTGACAAAAATGTTCAGCATCATCATGTTTACGAAGAGTTGTTGTTAGATGTTTTAATAAAAAACACTGGTTGGTTTGACGCTGATAAAATCAATCTATATAAAGAAAATCAACAAAATTTGATTTCGAAACCAATGGATTCTATTAAAAAAGAGAATTGGTTTTATTTTGGCAAAACACAATATTTAACCGAATTAACGCAACATTTTAAAACAAAGAATATAGAAAAAAATGACTCATATTGTCTAACTATTGTTGTAAATACATGTTTTATTTACATTAGCACAATTTTAAGTGAGATATTAGAGAAAAACGGGTGGAAATGTAATATTATTTCACACTATGAAATTCAATATTATATTCATAAATTCAGAAAAAATCCAAATCATTATTTGTTGTTTTATTGTATTTATTTAATAGATGAAACCATTAAATTGCCCAAAAATAAATACATAATATATCAATTAGAACAACACACAAATAACAAATTATGCATACATTATGATGACATTTATGAATCTGGAAAATTGTTAGAATACTATAATAATTCAAGATTAAATTTAGATTACTCTCAAGAAAATATTCATATTGCTCGTAATAAATTAAATGTTACCTCAGAAATGTTGCCTATTCCATTTAAACACATACGTCATCAACCGGCCACATATAAAACATTTAAATCAAAAAAATACGATTTGATATTTATAGGGTCAATTAATGAGCGTCGACAACATATACTTAATCAATTAGCAAAAAAATATAAGATTTTTATACCAGCATGCCCAGTATACGGAATATTATTACACAAACTATTATCAGTGTCAAAAATCCTGATTAATATACATTTTTATGAAAACGCAATTCTTGAGCGCACACGTTTAAATGAAGTTATTAATTCGGACATTATGATTATCAGTGAAAAACCGGTATTTTATGATGTTGACATTTGTACAAAATATCAAAATATCGTAGAATTTATAGATATTATTAAAGAAAATGATATAAGTGAATTATTCTCAACAATTGACGCAATGTTGGGAAATTACAATGTTAAAAGTATGAACAACCATATTGATAATATAAATCGAATTGGTCCGATATTAGAAAAAGAGTTTAATGAAAAAGCTCTCTCTTTTTTTAATACCAAAGATTTTAATAACAACATTTTTGTTTGTAATGAATCTATAAATTTTTATGAAACGACAAAAAAATATAAATATTTAATAAAACCAGGATTTTCGGATATTGAGAATCCAAATGCTTACATTTTTGAACATTTTTTGAGAACCTATTATGAATCTTTATATGAGCCGTTTTTAATATCAAACCAATCACATTGTTTTGACGAAATTGTTTTGTCTTATAAGAAACTGTATTCTTTACAATATTCTGAATTACACAATGTAAAGAATCAATACAAATTCTTTTGCTATTATTATTTGGCATATATCAAACATTTGCGTATTCCGCCAATATATGCCAATTTGGAAAATGAAGCAGTTATGATTGAATTTCGCAGTTTCCCGCATTTGGCTTATACCTTGCGCAATGCTATTATGAAATTGGGAAATTCCTGGTCATATACAATTGTTTGTGGAAATGCCAATTATGATTGTGTTCTCGAGATAGTTCAGCAAATTTCATTTGGCATCAGAATTATTAAACTAAATATTGAGAACATTGATGAAAATGAATATAGTAAATTGTTAACGCGGGTCGATTTTTGGCAGCAATTTCGAGGTTCCAAATTACTTATTTATCAAGAAGACGCTGCTATTTTTAAAACCAATATTTTCCCATTTTTACAATATGATTATATTGGTGCTCCATGGTCAAAGCAACAAAATGACACTCCTAATTTGGTAGGAAACGGCGGATTCAGTTTGCGTTCAAAGCGCACCATGATTGATACCATTTTTAAGGTGTTGCCTGAAAATACGACATTTAATAGTTCAACACTAGAATACATGACCAATACAAAAAGTACGGTTCCCCCAGAAGATGTATATTTTTCAAAAAATATACAGGAATTTGGTACTGGCACTGTTTCCGAATGGTCAGTTGCCTCTGATTTTTCGACTGAAAGCATTGTAAATGTTAATAGTTTTGGTGGACACAATTTCTGGGTAAATGATAAAAATTGGCAAACGCGATTATACGATTCAATTATTATTCAATTTAAACCAACTTTTACTGGTTATTTTAATCATATTGAACATCGTGGTGGATGGAAGTCGGTTTTGGCGTATTTAATTCGGTCGCATTTTTATAATATGAAAGCGCCTTATGTGTTTTTTGATACGCTAGAATTTTATTTTTTATTGAGAACCGATTATGTTTGTAGTGAAAAATGGTGCGGAATTGTTCATATGACACCTTATGCACCAAAACATTTACATAATTTGAATGTGGGTATTATGTTCTCCAATCCTCTGTTTATAAAATCATTGTCGACTTGTTTTTTATTAATTACATTGTCTGATTATTTGGCAACGTTTGTTAGAGAACAATTAGTTATTCATGGATTTAATATTCTAGTTATTTCTATAAAACATCCGATTGAAAAAGTGGAAACAGTATTTTCTCTCGAAAAATATACAAATAATAGAGACGTCAAACTAATACAAATTGGACAACAATTGCGCCGAATTACAAGCATTTATCGAGTTAATGGATTAAATCGCAAAAAAATGTGGCTTACTGGTTTTTCGGATATGAAGAGATGCTTCAATATGTTAGAACATGAACGTCTGAGTGAAGACATTGGTTCTCTAGATTTGGATTCTGTACAAATGTATTATACCAAGACATTTGAAGAATACGATGAATTATTAAGTCAAAATGTGGTTTTTATAGATTTGTATGATGCCGCTGCAAACAATGTTATTCTCGAATGTATCATTCGTGCTACACCTCTTATTGTAAATAAAGTTGGCGGCGTTGTCGAATATTTGGGAGAAGATTATCCGCTTTATTTTGAGAACTTGAATGATGTGCCCAGGTTATTGTCGGATTATGATTTGATTGTTGCCGCCCATTATTATTTGAAGTTTTTGGATAAAAGCGATTTGACAATTGACCGATTTAAACAATCATTATTTACATCTATACACCAATCTTTGGGAACAATGGCATTCTCATAATTGTATTTGAGAATTGATATAAATGGATAGACATATAGTTCATTGCTATGAACTACATTTATTTACTACAAGTGCGCGAATTCTTGGGCACAAACATATATAAGTTGGGCAAGACCAAAAAAGAAAACCTTATAAGATTCAATCAATATCCAAAAGGAAGTCGATTGATTAGTCAGTTTGATTGTGAAAATTGTGACGTTTGTGAGAGAACCTTGATACATTTGTTTTCAACAAAATACATTCAGAGACGTGAATATGGTACTGAATATTTTGAAGGTGACGTTGTTTCGATGAAAGACGATATCTATATGGAAACTAGGGGATGTGGCATAATTGTTAATCCGGTTCCAATCGTTAAATCGGATAGTTTAGTTCAAGAATCAAGCGTCAAACCATATGTTTCGATTCCAAATTCAATGGAAAATAGAGAATCAAATGTTCAGATTTCAAACACAAATATTATAAACTCAATGGCAAATAGAGAACCAAATGTTCAGATTCCAAAAATTCCCAGTAGAATTAGCATTAATCAAAACCGTCCAGCACATATCAAAGGTTGTTTTGCGTCAGATACCATTATACGTCATAAACGCAGCGGATTTGTAGAATATTGTATATACAAGACGGATTCGTTTTGTTTACATAGATGTGATTCTAATGGCACGAATGTTGTCAATTCGCTTGGTTACACAAAACTAAACCAATTTACTACTGAAAATTATAAAAAACATTTGCCTGGTCGCACTGAACGAAATAATGCTTATATTGAAACTGAATATTTATGTAAAATAACAAACGAATATAAGTCATTGTCGGGGTTACATGAAGGCGCGGTTTATAACTAATTTTTGTAAAACTAGATAAATAGAACTGTTTATTTATCTAATAAGACCAGGTTCTCCATGCCTCCAAAATTTTTTAAGAAAAAAACATATAAACCTAATAATCATGTATCGGATTCCCTTAATGCCTCGGCCAAATACTTGGTTATTGTTGAATCACCATCTAAATGTAAGAAAATAGAAGAATATTTGGGTTCAGACTATGCTTGTATTTCAAGTAAGGGTCATATCCGGTCTATTGAGAACCTGACTGCAATTGATACCAAGAACAATTTTGCGCCTACGTTCTCTCTTATTGATGACAAAAAGGAACACGTAGCGTATATGCGGGGAATTATTAGTCGGTTCTCCAAAATTGCGGTTATATTGGCCACAGATGATGATAGAGAAGGTGAGGCCATTGCTTGGCATATTTGTATGGTATTTGATTTGCCAGTAGAAACCACACGAAGAATTGTATTTCACGAAATTACCAAGGCTGCAATATTAGCTGCTGTAGCAAATCCATCAACAATTAATCTGAATATTGTTCATGCCCAACAAGCTCGCCAAATATTAGATGTTATTGTTGGGTTCAAAATATCTCCTTTTCTATGGAAATATATATGTAATAATAAAAATAATGGACTGTCGGCGGGTCGTTGTCAGACTCCCGCATTGCGTCTCGTGTACGACAATGATATATCAAAAAAAGCATTGACCGGAACGTTGTCTAAATACAAAATCGTTGGCAATTTCTTCTCTAAAAATATTCCATTTTGTTTACAATGGACGGTTGATGACGAAGGGTCTGTTCTCGAATTCTTAGAAAAATCCATCGATTATAATCATAAAATGACGATTGGTCAGGCAAAAGAGTGCCGCCGGTCACCAAGCAAACCATTCAATACATCGCAATTGCTACAATGCGCAAGTAATCGCATGGGATTATCTCCAAAAGAAACCATGAATTTATGCCAACAATTGTATCAGGCTGGTCATATTACATATATGAGAACGGATAGCATGAAATATGCCGATGTATTTTTAGAACAAGCACGCGGGTTTATTGAGACGTCATATGGTTCTCCCGATTTTGTGGGCGATTTAGATAAATTGCGATGTGAACAGAATTTGCCACACGAAGCCATTCGTGTAACCCATATTGAAATGCGGACAATACTTGCCACAAATCAACAAATGATTACACTTTATAAAATGATTTGGCGGAATACGGTCGAAAGTTGTATGTCGGATGCCAGGTTCTCCAATACTGTGATTTCAATGACGGCGCCAATGTCTTTGACCTACGAACATTTGATTGAAGTTCCCGTTTTCATGGGATGGAAACAAGTCATGGATTGTTCAGATTCGTCGTCTGATGAAGATGAAATGGTAAGGAGCCAATCGACGGCTTCTGGACAATTATTGTATTTAAAATCGGTCAAGGCAGATAGCGTGATTCCCTACAATACGATAGATTGTACTGTGACGGTAGAACGTAAACATAAACATTATAGCGAGGCGACATTGATTCAGAAATTGGAAGATTTGGGCATTGGTCGACCATCAACCTTTGCTCAATTGGTTGATACAATACAAGAACGCGGTTATGTTAAACGAACTAATATTATAGGAGACAAGGTTTTGTGTAACGAATTCAAATTGTCAGCAGGCTCAATAAACCGAAATTCTGTGGAAAAAGTATTTGGTTCTGAGAAAAATAAATTGGTGATTCAGACCATTGGCATATTAACCGTAGAATTTTTGATAAAACATTTTGATAATATGTTCTCTTATGATTACACAAAAAGAATGGAAGATAGACTCGACCAAATATCTAGAGAGGATTCGATTGCCGATGTGTGTCGAGATTGTTATGATGAAATCAAGGTCCTTTCTAAACCGATTAATTCTCTTACAAAGAGAACATGGAAAATTGACGAAGAACACGATTTGGTTTTTCATCAATATGGTGCGTCATTGCGTCATATCGATTCTGATGGTGCTGTATTTTATAAGGCAGTAAAGGACGCAGACAAGTTGGATTTGACGAGGTTAGAAGCCGGGTCATACGTATTGTCTGATTTGCTCGAGATACAAAACGATTATTTGGGGAAATATGAAGGGGTCGATATGTTTATCCGGTCTGGGCGATATGGTCCTTATGTGGAATTCGGTGATAAAAAAGAAAGCGTAAAATCAATCAATAAACCAATTAGTTCTATTGTTTTGGCGGACGTTGTCGACATGTTGGTGGCAAAAACGGCTTTGGACAATAGCATTGTTGATGATTCAATTCGTTTGCCACCACCCCCTTCTAAAAACGCAAGCATTCTGAGAGTTTTATCAAATAATATGAGCGTACGTAAGGGTAAATTCGGTGCATATATTTATTATAAGAGACCGGATATGAAAGACCCAGAATTTTATAATATCAAGAATTTTAAGCAGGGATTCGCGGTTTGTGATGCGCAGGTTCTCATGGATTGGGTCAACGTTACTTATAATGTTCGACTCACATAGATTATTATTATGATAATTTAGTATATACAATGGCCGAATGTTCACCCGCTTTTAGATACCTTATATTTTTTATTGTTTATATAATTGCCTTTAGTTGTCTTTTCAATTTGAATCTAGAATTGCTCGGGTTCGGGCTTTTATTTAGCATAAACCTAGTTACCAGTTTTTTCATATCCGCCGATTTGGTTGGAATGTCTAGTTCCAAATATGACGCTGGTTTATTGGTTTTATATTCAAGTTTGGCATTAAATATTGTTGCCATGTTTTTGGTTCTATTAACATTAATTCGTTTACATAATAGTGCTGCTGTTAATGGTAACCCTATAACATTATCGCCAAAAAATAGAAAGAATCTGACAAATTTTGAAATCATATTGACAACGAATTTGATGTTGATGTTGTCTCTTTGTGCGCTTTTCTTTTTAGGCAAAGAGGGAGCATCGTTTTTCTCGATGGCATTTAATTCCGATACTGCCATTCGCGAATTCTTATTTTTAATTGTGAAAGTATTGTTTTCAGCGGGAACATTGGGACTATCTTCGTATTTGATTTATATGGCGAATGGCATGATGAAAATCGTGGGAACGCAATTAGATACATAAATAGATTTTATTAATAAATCAGCATAAAATCTATTATTAATGGTTCTCCATAGCCATGAAATTTTATGAAACTCATTATGAAGAATATATTCAATCGGTAGAACAATATAATATCCATCCTGAATTGACATCAGTACTTGCCAAATTGCCCAACTCTTTATCAAAATTAGAGGACCTTATAATATACGGCCCTTCTGGTGTCGGCAAATATTCACAGGTTCTCGCCTTATTAAAAAAATATAGTCCAAGTTCTCTCAAATATGATAAAAAAATTCGCGCGCAGACCGAAAAACAAGACTACATATATCGCATCAGTGATATACATTATGAAGTCGATATGTCACTCCTAGGATGTAATCCCAAGATAGTCTGGCATGAAATATTCAATCAGATTGTTGATATTGTTTCCGTAAAAACCGGCATCAAATGCGGTGTCATTCTATGTAAAAATTTCCATATGATTCATAATGAATTGCTCGAGATTTTTTATAGTTACATTCAGCAATTCCATCATATCCACTCAAATATTAGCATTAAATTTATTATTATAACGGAACATATCAGTTTTATTCCGAATAATATATTGAATTGTTGCGAGACCATTTCAGTTGGACGGCCGTCCAAAGAACAGTACGCAAATATGGTATTGCGTGGTGCGTCGGAGGTAAAACAAATACCCACATTAGACCACGTTCAACATTTTGCTAATAAAATGGCAAAGAGCGTATCTGATAACTCACCTCTTTCCAACGCGTTCGTTAGCATTGATAATGAAGTCAGAAGAGAATTGTCACCATTTACATTGACTAATATAATTAAAAAAGGTGTAAAACCTACATCTTTTACAAAAATAAATAACATGTTGGAGAACATCGAAACAGAACATATCATAAATGGCAAGGAAATTAGGTCATTTTCTATGTTGGAGTCTTCCGACAATTTGCCCAAAGACATTTTCAATATTATTTGTAGTCAAATTATTGGCGAAATTGATAATTACGAAGCCATGTCGTTTACCACTTTTCGTGATACATTATACGATATTTTGGTTTATAATCTGGATGCTGTGGAATGTCTTTGGTTTGTTCTATTTCACTATATTCAGTCAGGTTCTCTGAAATCGGCGGACATTTCTGCTGTTCTAGACAAAACTTATACTTTCCTACATTATTATAATAATAATTATCGCCCCATTTATCACTTAGAAAGTATTTTCTTTTATCTATTAATTAAGATACATGGATTATAAACGTTATTGCCAGGTTCTCGGAATAGTCGAACCATTGACCATTGACATTTTAAAACGACATTATCGCATGTCGGCTTTACAATATCATCCGGACAAAAACAAAGACCCCGGAGCCGCTGCCAAATTTCATGAAATTAGCGAGGCTTATGAATATTTGTTGAAATATTTAAATCATGGTTCTACAGATTCCGAGAACGGTTCATATAAAAATATGTTGGCTATATTTTTGGAAACGTTGTTGTCAAATGTTAGCGCCAGTCCATTTGTAGATTCCATTATTCAAAAAATATTATTAATGATAACAAACACTTGCGAGAACCAAGCCATTTTAATTTTAGAAAAACTCGATAAAAAAATCTTAGTACACATAATTGAAATATTGACAAATTATGGGGAGGTTCTCCATCTTTCAAAAGAATTCTTGGAACAAATCCGGCAAATATTGATTGATAAAATCAATCGTGATGAATGTATTGTATTGAATCCATTTATTGATGATTTGTTGGAGAACAACTTATATAAATTGGTTGAAAATGGTCGCACTTATATGATTCCTTTATGGCATCATGAATTAGTTTATGACAATAGTGGTTGCGATTTATATGTCAAATGTTCTCCGATTTTGCCTGAAAATATGGAAATTGATGATGACAACAATTTACATATTTGGATAAAGTATGCTGTTTCTGATGTATTTGAACAAACATCGGTTATTCTTGATGTTGGTTCACGGCGGGTTGAATTTGATGGCACACAATTGCGGCTTTTGAAAAATCAATTGTTGGTTTTAAAACGATGTGGCATATCTCGAATAGACGTCGATGAGATTTATAATATATCGAGAACGGGGGATTTGATATTACATGTGGAATTGTTATTGGACTAGAGTATCATATCAATCACTAGCGGATAATGGTCTGAATTATATGTCCCGCAAAATTCGTCATAATTATGATAGAAAAAACTGTTTACAATGCTATTTTGTATTTTTTCTGTCACTAAAATGTGGTCTATCATTGAAAACTCGGTTGACGTAGATACACAATTGTTATTTTCGTCATACCAATCGCTAAACCGGTCTGTCTTCTGAATGGTCTCTGCAATGCTAACCAACTTGTATTTGCTGGCATAATCACCTCTGTATCCTTTCAATATATCGAGAACCTGTGATATAGGAATATTGTCATTGGCATCCACGGTTTCCCCGTCAAAATCGTTGAAATCGCCCAAGACAATTATTTCGTAATCTCTCTCATAATATCCGTAAATAACTTGTTGTAAAACTTGGGCTTGAGCTTCACGCTCAGTACATCGTGTTTTATCTGTGGGAAATGCCAACAAATGCGCGGCAATTAAGGCAATATCTATATTATTTATTCTAAATTCGGTGATGTAATGTTTTGAAACGCCCGAAGTGCCAGGTTCGCCAGTATAACCGCATTTAGAAGCTGGAATGGGATAATTATATCTGGCCTCGGTTCGATATAAATCTTTTGTGGGGGCGATTTTAGTAAGCAAGCCGACATTTTGTCCGGTACTAGTATCTGTGCCAGGTTTCAAATATGTTTTATATGAACCATTTGCTACCATGTTTAGTTCATTAATGCCTTCAACCTCGCAGAAATTGACGATGTCGGGTTTGAGTTCTTTGATGACATTTGATACGTATTGTAAATGGGTTTCTGCTTGACTTTGATTTGACCAAGGACAACCTGAGCCGGGACATTTGGCATTGGCGTAGTAATCTATGAATAGCCATTCGACATTATATTGGACAAGTCTTATATTGGGTTGGTCTGAAAAGGTTATTTGTACATGATTGCTTAATATTGCTAATGCTATTACAAAAAGCCAGGACATTATATGATTGTTGGATATAATAATTGATACAAATATTTTATAAATTATGGAAGAGGATGATGATGTATAATAATTATTGTTACAAAAAACGGAGGAACTAAAACCCAAACCCCCAAAAAGCGCGCAAAACAAAAATAAAAAAATGTTCAAATCATTTATTTACAATACCATTTGTGGCATTGTAAATAAAAAATAAATGACTTTGGCATTATGATGGTTAATTCAGGAAATTGGGCGATTTATTCAGATGGCAAGGCTACGCAATTTGTAAAATCGTAATTGTGCTGTTTGTTTTCCGTTTTCTAAATATCTGATGTGGGTACTTTTTACAAGTTGACATTTTTTCTTTATTACGCCAAATTTGCTGATTTTTTCCACAAGCCAATATGTTGGTTTATTTCCATAAACGGTATGGCTATAAATTGTCATTTTGTTAATATGAATTTTTATCTTTATATCAATTATTGAAACCTAGAATTTTTCACAAGAGTAATTGTCGGTGTTAATAGCCAAATCGTAAAACGTGGAAGAAATAATAAATGTATTGCTTGTCATGAAGGAAGAAGGCGTGTTAACCATTACGTGTTTATTTACAAGACCATTTGTGGTATTGTAAATAAATGATTAGGAACTATTTAGTTCATAGGCAGTATGAAAAAGGTTAACATTGTCAATCTGGAGACTCTTTTTTCGCCGATGATGGTTTTAGATATTACATTCAACCGTAGAGTTCAGAAATGAGGACGATGCAAAAAGAAAGACACTAGCATGAAATAAATTTGATAATAATGTAAAAAATACATTATTATAAGACTATTGTTTTTGATATTGTTATGGTACTATTGTTTTTGATATTGTTATGGGACTATTGTTATGGTACTATTGTTTTTGATATTGTTATACAGCAGCAATCTTCTTCTTGATAACCGTCTTCTTCTTGACTTCAGTTGCCGGCTCTACTGTCGCTGCCGCAATCTCTGCCGCAACCTCAGCCTGGACTTGAACCTGCTCAACCGGTGCCTTCTTCACGACCTTCTTGACAGCTGGCTCAGCTGCCTTGACTGGCTCAGCTGCCTTGACCTGAGGCTCCTCCTCATCGTCGCTATCGGCGACCAATGTATCAGTTGGAACTTGTGTCATGATTCGCTTCATTGCTGGCGGACCAGTCGGTTCGGGCAATTCATCTGCGTCGGCTCCCTCATCGGGCAAAACCTGACTGTCAATCGTATCTAGTTCCTCGCTTGACAACTGAATGTGGCACTTGCCATATACACTCACTACCTCACGAGGCTTGACAATACACTGAATCAACTTCCAAGTTAGACCCCAGCCCTTGCCGCCAATCCAAATGCCACCGCATTGTAAGACGCATGCTACGTTGCTAAGCTTGGGAACAAAATCCACCGGAGTCAAGTGCTCATTGTCACAAGGGAACAACGTATTTTGCTTGGTGTCGTAGATTTCGACTGCCCACTTGCCATTATAGAACGGCACCTTTGCTCTGATGGAAGGTGGCTTGCTTAGGTCAATCTTCTTCGTATCCTTATTCTTGCTAAACTTCAGGAATGGGAAGAATGTGTGCTTGACCAACTCACGCGACATTTCCTCGCCCCACCAAAGCTCTGAGTTCTTGACTGCGTCGTCCAATACACTGTTTTCAAAATCCTTCATCTTCTGAAGGAAATCGTTTGTCGAAGCATTAGCATATTCTGAATTGGGGAAGTTCAACGAAATGCTGTACTTGCCATCAGACTCGCCGCGCTCATCGACGAAATCCGAAATTCCCCACGTCATCATCAATGGCGTAGAAATATGTAGACCGCGATTTGTCTGCTTGCTAATTAGGTTGATTGACTTGCCGCCCTTGTCATTTACCTTGGGTGCCATATACTTGTTCGCCGAAGGAACCCATTCTGAAACATTGACAACGACGGGAGAAGACATTTTTGATTTGATTACTATAATGCGAGACCTGGTTCTGATATGTTATGATAACAAATCTTTAAATCAATTTTACAGAATATATTTTTGGATTGTCTCGATTTTAAGCTGGCAAATAATATTTATGTAAAATCGAATAGTTGTGTCTATAAAAATAAATAGTATAATAACCATGTCAAACTTGCAACATGTAAACTTGGGTTCAGGCGATTTCGCTTTTATTCAAGACACGGATGACCGTTCTCTATTTCAAAATGCTTGGATGGCTATAAATCTAACCGAATCATGGTTTTATATGAAAATAGAGCCAAAAGATGGGTATTTATTTTCAAATGACGAACAACTCAAAATTATAAGCAACAAAATGAAAGAATTGGATAGTGTTCGGTTTGGTTATCATAGCGGTTCATCTTTTGCTTCAATAATGCAAAATATGCGGTATATAGCAGAAAATGGCATAGACCAATTTGAAATAGCATGGAATAATTCGTTACCATAATAGCCCGATACTATTTATTTAGTAAAAACATATAAAAAAAATATGTGTGTATATAATAACATGGCAACTCTTGATAAAAGACCTAGAAGTAACAGTTCAGAATTAAACGTTTTTTCTGAGCTGCCTTTAGAAAATGTATTTGTAAAAACGGAGCCAGAGATTATTACGGCCAAAGAATACTATCAAAATAACATCGTATTAAAAAAATATAAAATTCCCGAATTAAAAACAATAGCTCGGTTTCATAAATTATCTGTCACTGGAAACAAGCCCATTTTAATTGAAAGAATTGAGCAATTTTTTATGAAAACGTCACGCATTGTTATAGTACAAAAAATATGTCGAGGTCGCATTGCTCGGCAATTCATTAGATTAAAAGGTCCGGCCGTTAATAATCGCGCAATGTGCAATAACGAGACCGATTTTTGTACTATGGAACCTATTGGCGAAATCCCATTCGAACTCTTTTTCAGTTATACCGATGCCAACAATTTCACCTATGGATTCAATATTTTATCTCTTATGAATGTTTTTAATCGCAAAGGCAAAATACAAAACCCATATAATCGGTCAACAATTGATGCTGCCATTAACAAGCGCATTTCAACATTATCTCGTCTAGTTTATATTTTATATCCAGCGAGTTGTGATGAGTCGATTTTATCTAATCGTGTTGTTACAAAGAAACCCTGCCAAAGAACTCGCCAAAGACATTCAGAAGAGCCATCTGGCGTTGGAATCCAAGAATTGGCGCAACATATTCAAATGTTGGAAAATTTGAATCGTCTTACCATCAAATTACGCGAAATAAGATTGCGTCCTTTAAATACACGTATTGTGGACGTATTTTCCGAAATCGATGCTGTGGGAAATTATACGCAAAGTTCGTGGTTTTCCACATTGAATAAGCGAGAATATGTACAATTCTATAGGTGTTTATATGAGCTATGGAACTATCGTGCGCAAATGACGTATGAAACCAAACGGAAAATCTGTATTTTGGATGGACACAATCCTTTTCGAGGAACCTATATATCGTCTTACTCCCGCGAATATAATGAGGTGTCTATTGAAACGCTCTCTACGATGTGCGTGACTGTTATTGAGAATATGATTTATGCTTGCACCGATGTTGAATTTCAGAGATTGGGCGCGCTTCATGTTCTTTCGGCGCTATCTATGGTATCCCTCCCTGCTCGCAACAGCAGCGCTTTAATGATGTCTCTATATGAATCCGTTATTTATTAACCATCATAATACCATAAATGTCTTTAGAATTTATTTACAAGACCACTGGTGGTCTTGTAAATAAATGATTCTGAACGTTTTCGTTCATAGATAATACGATAAAGGTTAGACTGTAATAACGTAAAATTGAAATACATTTTATTTATTTTATAAAATGTACTTGACTCAACCATGGCATTATTTATTGAAGAACCAACTAAACCGACAGAGCTCCCATTTTTGGGCGAACTGTCATCAACTCTTGTTGCGCCAGCTGAATTTGGGACAGTATCTATATCAAGCTGTACTAGACAGCTTGGCAAAGGACAAGACTATGTATTTACATTTAGCGGCATCAATTATTCCGACCGGCAAACATTTCATGCTATGGCAGTTTTCGACGGACATGGCAACGATACGTGTATTAATACCATTCGCGGCTTGCCTTTGTCGCATTTTATTTGTATGGAAAACCCATTGAATGAAATTATTTCCGCTCTAAAAAAAAAGAAACATTATTATAACAGCTCATCTGGCAGCACATGTGTTATTGTCAAATTTTATCGCGAATATTTTGAATTGTTCAATTGCGGCGATTCGCAAATGATGCTGTTTGAAGACGACAAATTAATCTGCTTTAGCGAGGCGCATGTTCTAAGCAATGCTGATGAAGAGGCTCGATTAAATGCCGTTTTTGGGACCAATTGGACTACCGTTCCCGACTGGCAAGCCAGAGTGATATCCGAAAATCGGATTACTATGGTTAGCGGTTGTCGAATTGTCTTTCCATCTGGTCTGAGAATGGTTCCGACACAATCTCTTGGACATCATGATGAAGCTGGTTATAGCGACTTCAATTGTAAATTGTTTAATTATAGTTTAGATAAACGGGTACGGATTATTTGCGCTACGGATGGTCTTTGGGACATGGTTCGCGACAAACCAGATATTGATGGTGTCACAGACCTTGCTTTGTTGAGTCATGCATCAGCTGAAGAAATTGTGGCATTTGCTGAAAGAAAATGGCGACAACCTTGGGAATGTTTGGTCGTCGGAAATAAATACGAATTAACAAAATTTCCGGATTTTGATGATATTGGTGTAGCTGTTTTAGACTATAGAATGGTTTAGTCGATTGTTTTATTGTTTTGTTGTTTTATTGTTTTGTTGTTTTGTAATAACTAAATTTGTTTTTTATTGATTACTTTAGGAAAACGTCGCGTCAATTGTCGAGTCCAGACCCAATATATTATTTAATGCGTTAAACTACTTAAAAAAGAAACATATTATACTGTATACAACTCATAAGATGGTCAGAACTCCCAAGCCTACCGCAACTAAGTCCGCCGCCGCCACCACTTCCGCTCCCGTTTCTACTTCTACATCCGCACCAGCGGTTTCCGCAAGCTCTGTCGCACCCGAGGCAAAGAAGCCCAAGGCCGCAAAGAAGCCCAAAGCTGAGGAGACCCAGGCTGCCGCCCCAGTGACGCCAGCACCTGCTGCCTCAGAGCCCGTCAACGAGGTCGTCGAACTCGATTCATCTTCCATCGCATCTAAGATGTCAGAGTTTAGCGCCAAGCTCCAGCAGTTGTTTGGCTTGTTCGGTCCTCTCAAGGCCGAGTTCAAGACATTGGAGAAGGTCGTTGCCCGCGAGCTCAAGACCGCCCAGAAGTCATCTTCCAGACGCAAGAAGCCCACTGGAAACCGCCAGCCTTCCGGCTTTGTCAAGCCCACTCGCATTAGCGACGAGTTGGCGGCATTCCTTGGCAAGTCCAGTGGAACCGAGATGGCTCGCACTGAGGTGAGCAAGGAGATTAACCAGTACATCCGAACCAATGGTCTTCAGGATTCGACCAATGGTCGCAAGATTAACCCCGATACCAAGTTGTCTGGTCTCCTCAAGTATGATGCCTCAAAGACCGCTGCGTCTGATGAGCTCACGTATTTCAATCTCCAGAGATACATGAAGCACCACTTCGTGAAGCCCGTTGCCAACACCGTTGTGTCGAATGCATAAATATAATCAATAAAAATTTAATCAATAAAAATATAATAGACAAAATAGAGTAGATAAAATAACCAAAAATAGCATATAAAATAACAAAAAATAATAGAGTAGATAAAATAAAAATAATACTTGATTTATATCAAATATTATTCAAATACTTTGTTCGATTATAATAATTATTGACAAACCATATAAATACTGCATCTATATTATTTTATCAATGTCTCAAAAACAAGAATCGGAAATATTAACTTCATCAATTAGTGCCGTGGCGTCTCAAAATACCATTCCTCTAGATGAACAGGTCCGTCAATATGTTCTCGCCAATAAACCCAAAATGTTTATTTTGACACCATGTTACGGTGGGATGTGTTTTGTAAACTATGTTCATTGTCTCATGTCCACAGTTGAACTATTCAGACAAGTCAATTTCCCATTACAAATCGAGTTTTGTAAAAACGACAGTTTGGTGCCAAGAGCGCGAAATAATTTAGTTGCTAGGGCTATGTACGACCCTGAAATGACCCATATTATTTTTATCGATGCCGACATTACATGGAATCCTATTGATATTTTGAAATTAGCGCTTTCACAAAAACCAATTATTGGCGGCATTTATCCACTCAAACATTATAATTGGGACAAATTATCGGCTAATGCTAATTTGACGCAATCGTTAATTAATAAAAAAAATGGTTCGCAATTAAGAAATATGATGAGCGATGCTGACATGATACAACATAATTTATTAAATTATAATCTTAATTATGTAGGTTCTCAATTATTAATAGAAAACAATTTGACACAAGTCAAGCATTTGGCCACCGGATTTATGATGATACAACGCAATGTTATTGAACAGATGATGAAGGCATTTCCATCTACAAAATATATTGATGATGTTCATTTTTTGCAACCAGATGAAAACGAATTCGCCTTTGCCCTATTTGATTGTGGCGTAGAAGAAGGCCATTATTATTCGGAGGATTGGATGTTTTGCCATCGATGGACAAAAATGAAGGGAACCATTTGGGCCGACGTTTCTATTAATTTGACGCATAGTGGCATAGAAGATTACTCCGGCAGTTTTGTGGCCTCGATTATATAAATATTTTTAATTGTCTGGGTCAAAATTGGTCAAATCAAACATATTATATGCCTTTATTATTTTTTCATATTCGTCCATTTCAATATGCTTGGCATTTAGAAGCCATGTATAAAATGCCGGACTGTTATTATTTGGACGATTTGTTTTACGATAAGTATAATATAATTGTATTGTGTTATGTATTGAGTGGTTATTATTGATATTATAATCTGAACCAGAGAATACCATGATTTGTTTGAATATAGGCAAATTCATTTGTAATTCATTTAGAATCAATGACATATCATAATAAGTCAATGTTTGTTTTTGTAAATTTATATTTCGTAATACACGATGACAACCATATACAAACATATCCATATCGTCTGTCAAACAAGCCCATGCTTTGCCCGCATTTACTAAATGCGCACAAAGTGTATCTGCCTCACCAATGGCATCACGATACGGCACATTTAATCTATCGAACAATTGTTTGACATCTATAATGTCTTGTTGTCTGATACGCACAAATTTGTGTTTTAAATCGTTCATTTCATTGGCTATTTTTTGAGCGATGATTGGTTCCGGATTTTGTTCTAATTCTATTTTTAGTATATTGTATTGGTCCTCAGCTTCTTTTTTTTGATTGCGGCGTTGGATTAGCAATTCGCGTTTTTCTGGTGGCGCCTTGCCATCGAAAATAAATAGTGGCGCAATGCGATGGTGTTTTAGTATGTTTATTAGGGTTGTCATGTTTTTTATGAGTGCGTCGTTTTCCGCGAATTTATACAAATATATACTGGTATCGACAACAATTGATTTTCCGGTAAATTGGCTGAGATGTGTTCTTGTTATGGCACGTTTGCTACAATTGTCGGTTAAGAACCGATTAAGTAATTTGATTCCCATAAAGGATTGCGTTAGTAGTTTGGTTAGTCTTAGATTATATATTATTCTATCAATTTTTTGTCATTAGTTGGTTTTATATAATTGATTGCGGTTGTTTGGATTGGTTTGTATATCAGACATATTTTTATCAGATGAATAAATTTTATAAATTGTTCCGTCTTCTTTTGAATAATTATATACGTAACCATTTGGTGGTATTGAACCTATGTTGTCTTTATAAATTAATTTAACATAGTTTCCCTTTTCAATTTGTATATATACTGGCATGTTGTTATTATATGGCAAATTTTGCGGTTCAATCAATGTAAACATCTATATATTTATCTATTATTTTTATGCCATTTCAAAAACTGTCATTCTCTAATGTCATGTTGTTTAGCATTTGTTTTACACCATTGTTCCATTTTTTTGATTTCATAACAATTGACATTATTTTCGTTGTTTGTTAACCTTTATTATACTTGAATTTTATACATCCATTATTTTTTGTCACCATGTATGGTGATAAAAAATGACCACTCAATACAAATTATATAGGTTAACCATTATCGTACCATCTATGACACATGTGGCATTTATGTACAAAAATCAATACATCCATCATTATTGTTACCGCTCATGGTCACAATAATTGCCGGTAATGCCTTTGGCATTTATGGCATTATGATGGTTAATAACGAATAATGTAATTTAAAATGAGAAACTTATTTCGAATATCAATTGAATTTCCCGAACCAGTAGTGTCGGTTGTAAATGTATGATTATGAATGCCGCCAGATGCTGATGTAAATGTATGTCCATGTGTTCCGTCGCTATTAATACTTATTCCTGTAAGTGATGAATTAATATTAGACCAAGTTCTAGAACCGGCACCATCAGCCGAAAATCCAGGTGGTGAACCACCACTATTATTAAAATCATCATTGGTTGTGGTCTGAGTGTGAGTATGACCTGGGTCAGTAACACTGTGTGTGTGTGACCCATTGTTATCGGTTGTTCCAGTATGTACGTGAGAATCGCTATTATTAGTTGTTCCCGTATGTGTATGCGACGGAAGTTGTAATGTGGAAATTGTTATGGAATTATTTCCACCTAAATTCCCCAAAGACGCATCGATTGTTTTTCCTACAGGAACTCTATCCGTTAAATTTGGCAATTTGAAATTATTTGGGTCAGAAGGAGTACCATATGTATTTCCTAAAACGCTATACAGACGATTGTAATTATTTTTACTTACTTCACTCCCATCGCAAACCAACCATCCAGATGGAGACGACGAACCGGCATAAGTTATAATGCTGCCTACTGGTACAAACAAAGCATTATTTACATAAATATCTTCTGTCAGATTTAAAGAATTACAATTTATTTCTTTATTAAAAAAAATGGAATTGCCGTCTGTCTTAATTGTAGTATTTTGCATTATATACATAATAATATAAAAATATGTTGGGTTTGACTTTTTACATGTTTGGTTCATTTTTATGCCATTTCAAAAACTGTCATTCGCATTGTCTGATTTTCTAATGTCATGTTGTTTGGCATTTGTTTTGAGAACCAATCTTCCATTTTTTTAATTTCATTTAAACACGCGGGTGATTGGTAATGTTCTCGGAAAAATTCGGAATATCTGAAAATATTATCACTTGTTTTTAAAAAGTTGAGAGAACCTTGACCATTTTCACCAACGTTGTTTTTTATACACCATTCTACATATTCATTTACATTGGTCATTGCTATCGATTTCAAAATATAATAAGACAAAATATTAGACTCTTCTTTGTATCGATTATTCTGTTTAGTTTTATCACATAATTCGCCATGAGTTAGGCCAAAAAAATGGAGAACCTTGGCTGCTTGAAACGCAGAGAATGTTTGTTCGTATTTTAAACGTTCTTCAAATCTTTTAAATAACTGATTTGAATTTGGGTTCTCGAGAACTGTTATAAACATTGTATTAATTATTTCTGCCCACATCTCACAATACGTCTCAAACAAATTGACTTTGGACTTTACTGAGAACATATCCAAAATATTGGCATTGGCTTTGCTCGTATCGCTTTCTTGACCTCCGAAATCAAGTAATAGATTGTGAAATGATTCGTGTATTAATACCTTAAACCATTCTTCTTCTCTAAATAAATGTATATCATTTGACGGCACACACATGGCATAAGTAAATGCCGTATTAACGTGAAGTTGTCCTATTGGTTCATGGCGATTTCTAGGCAATAGCTTAAAATGATTAGTAAAATATAAATATAGATTCAGTTTTGGAGAACATTGGGCATGTGCGTATTTAGATGCCACATATAACCACATATAAATGCGTTCGACACATTGTTTGAAATACTTGTCCGCTTGGTCTCGCGATACAAGATGTTTAGGGTCGTCTTTGGCAAAGGGATAGATTAACCAAACGGCAATTTCGCGACCGCCTACTGTAAATGTGTACGTATTTCCAATTTTTTCGTTATTTTTTATGAGGTTGCAGATTTCGCGGATTTGTTCTGATAGGCATACTTGTTCAGGCAATTTATCTTTATTAAAATCAATACGTCTTTGATTTATGGTTGCCTTCTTGAGGTCTTTCTGCGAATCTTTTATGTTATTAAAGATATTTTCTAAGAATTGTTTTGAGGTTCTCGAGAACCTGGACTTAATTGGTCTGAACTCTTTTTTGATGAAATTTTGTAAATATATTGATACTGGTTTTATGTTCATAATGCTATTATATGAACATAAAATAATCGGAAAAATATTAGAACATTATGGCTTATATTTTGCCACGAACTTTCATTAGAATTACATCTTTTAAGGGTGGTCCACGTCTCACAAATTTATTCAATAAAGCATGATGTGTAGCCTTCAATAATTGTTTCATATCTTCATTTTGTTCGAATTTTGCCTGTATAGCCATTTCGCGCTCCAAAACGTCTCTGCCCAAATTATAATCAACATCCGCCTTGACTTCTTTGGGTCGCCAGATTTTGCCGTCGTGTTTTCCGGATTCACCCGCTGCTTTGGCAATAGCCACATCTTTTGATATTTCACTATCACTATCCAAAGAAAACTGTAAATAGAAATCGGGGAACCCCTTTTTATATTTGGCGGCTTGTATATAATGTTCAACCGATGCCCATCTATGACGGTCAATCGTGAAAATGGCATCTGACCATGTATCATCTAATTTGCGTCTCCAATCTTCCATTCTTGCCAACGATTTAAATTCATTTATTTTTTCGGGTGCTATTGTTTCATTTGTTCCCTTTCCTGGTTTTGCTGGACTCGATTTTCCATAAAACATAAATACAACATCTTTTGTATATAATCCATGGTCTCCATAATCATCATCGTTATCAGGTTGACCTTCATCGGCATTAATGCCTAGACTCGATTTTAGATTTCTGAAATCTTGTATTTTATAAAATATGCCCGAATTGCGCTCTAAACATTTATTTATAATCAATATTTTAATATCATATGGTATTTCTGGGAAAGTAAATATACGCTTGTTTTTATAAGAAATCAATTCATAATGGTTGCCGGTATAATTCGTCATAATGTAAAAATTTGGTTTAAAGTTCTCGCTGTGTTCGAGTTTTTTGTTAATTTCACCGCAGTTCATTATGCCATCTAAATCTTTTGCTCTATAGGCATGTTCGGATAAAATAATAATTTTTACGTTGAGAACACGTTCTAATGTAGATATTGCCCAAGCATCTGCCCAATAACTGCTGGTGATAATATATTCGCGATATTTTTCGAGCGAATCTATATTTTTCATATATCCAATATATAAATCTTGTAACGATTTTGCGTTTTTTAAACTTTGTTCTAGCTCAGCATATTCGGCTGCTAATTTTTTGCCACTGCCAATCAATTCGTCGCGTTCTCTCGTTGTACTTGTTTTTTTAATGCGTTTGGCATATACGCCGTTTGTTTCTTTTAAGGACTCCATTTTTTTCTGAATATCTTTTATTTCACTATCAAAACCTAAATATAACGTACGTTTTTCTTGGAAAGATTCGTTGTCTAATTCATTTGCCACTATTTCTCGCAATTTATGTATGGTTGTTTCATGTCCGATTTGTTGAAATGCTAATCGAATCGTGTCGAAAAAACAGTCACCATTTGTAGATGTTTCTACTATATTATATTGATTGTTCTTGAAGAAATCTTCGACCCATTTATTTCGCGATGATTTGCGGTATTCTTTCTTGATTTCATCCGATGTTTCTTCAGTTTCTTCACTTAATAACAGGGGTCGTACTGATGCGTTTATTATAAATATTCCTTCTTTTTTTGGTTTTGGCGATTCGTGAACATTTCCAGATTTTGGTTTCATAACATCAGTTTCGTCATCGATAACTTCTTCTACTTTGGACTCGTCTTCCAACTCAGTTTCGTATTCTTGCTCTTTGACCACTTTTTCTATGACGACATGTTCTCCAAAATTAATTGCTTTTTTAATAAATTCTTCGGTTACAAAACTGTACAATAATGGCGAGTCTAATTTCGATACATCTATGTCTCCATCTTCATCTAAAATGCCGAGTTTGCTCTCGGCCATTATCTCATATACGCCGATTTGTGACTTTATAACGTCACCCTTCAAAACATATATCGGATAATAGATTATATTTTTACTCATGTACGTATATTTTTCCTTGCCTAAAGCAAATTCTAAAGGTATTCCCAATATTTCAGAGTCATACGCATTTGTATTGTATTTCAAATCTTCTGAATCAATTGTTTTATTTTCCTTATAATTAATAGAACTGTTTAATTTAGAATTTACCATGCTCTATAAATAAACACAATATTATAACATTGTATCTATGACCGCGTTATACAATTGTAATAAAATCCATTTTATTCATTTTATCAATTAGATTCGAATATATCTCGGTTAATTCCGCTTCATGTTCATATAGACGTTTGGTTATTTTTTCCACCGGATATTTTATGTTTACACTTTCTATATTTAATATTTTGTGTAGTTCTTCTATTTTTTCAAATAATTCTTCATATTTTACACAAATTATTTTGTAATTTCGGTCTCGTTTTATTGTATAATTATCAAAAAACTCTTCAATGCCATATAAATCCTTTTTTTGAGTTACAACATCTTGTAATGTTGTACTTTCGTTGGTTTCTATGTGTTTTAAATGAATGGGAATTTGAAATCTAGAATAAATAGCATTTATTGGATTTTTATAAATATAAATTACATATTGGTCTGACAAACGATTTTCGTCAATTTCAGTTTTGGTAAATAATTCTCTAATAGCCGTTGTTAATTTAATTGGTGGATTTCTAGAATGTACATGATACGTTTGTCCAAATTGTCTTAAATGTCTTGTTAACATTGTTGAACCGCAACCTCCATAACTACATACATAAAATGATTTGTTTGAATTTATTGGTCTTTGATTTGTTATTATTTCTGTCAATTTATTTGATTCTACAATATTGTCTAAAGTTGACATTGATATATATGTGTGTATATATCAATTAGCCGCACATTTGGATAATTAAACGTATCAAATATTTTAAATCATCCGATATAAATCACATACTATTTTTTGGCTTTTTTTAAAGTATCCACAATATCTAAATATTTAAATACAATCCGATTAGACAAACTTGGATGTTCCTTTGTCTTCATCTTTGAAAATGCAGCGATTTGTTCAATAATGGCTGACCATGATTCTATTTGTTCTAACTGTTCTCGACTCTGTGTCACTAAAATAAAAATATTTTCGGTGATTTCTTCCGCCTCATTTGTATGTCCAGGCATATCAATTCCCTGTTTTGTTTGTTCAATAAAAAACTGGATAATATGGATGACGGTATCCTTCGTCAAAATATCAGTCTTCATTAAATTCACGATAAACATGCTCGTGGCTTTCCTCTGGTCATTTATTTTTGTATAATTACAAAATCCGTCATAATCCTTATCCGGGTCGACATATTGTATATTTTTTATTGTGTCTGTGAATTTCGAAACAAATTCAGTCAAAATTGTGGCAAATATCGCGAACCGACCAATCAATTCCTTATATAAGGCCGCGTATAATTCCGAAAAGAATTTGTTGGAACTGGCAATATCAAAAATGGCTTGGGCAATCTGATTGAGATGTTCAGCACTATCATTTTCGACTATTGTGATTTTTTGTATAATGGCATCTTTTTGTACATCGTAATTCTTTTTCGATATTTTATTTAAATCCATTCTGATTTCGTTGATTTGTTTTTCAACGCCTTCTTTTGTATCCATCTTAGTCGTCTTGAAATTTCGTATTTCAGACCAATCTTGGTCGGTTATTTCGTTTTTGGGTTTGCTTCGATGTATGATAGTCGGTGCTTGAGGTTTGCGACGTTTTTGTTCATAATGCGGTTCATGCGATTTATATGAGGTTCTCATGCCAAATGCCGTTTGCGGAATTGCTGTTAATTCAGCATCTGCTATGCTATATGGTTCGAGCTCTGTTTCCAAAAACTTGAATATAGTTTGGATTTGCTCCGTTATTTTATAGGTGGCAGTTGATATGATTGACTCAATATCTTCTACCGTATAATAATGAGACATGATTAACTATATATGTTATTACAAACATTTTATATTAGTTTTCTATATATATTATTTATAAATCGATATAAATAATAGATTGTTATAATATATAGAAATGGCTGAAACAAACGATGAACGTACAATTAATGGGTGGGATGATTTTGATTTAAATACAGATTTATTGCGTGGAATATATAATTATGGATTTGAAAAACCTAGTCCGATTCAAATCAGTGCTATTCCAAAATTGATATTGGGAAAGGATACCATTGGTCAGGCCCAATCAGGCAGTGGTAAAACAGCAACGTTTACCATTGGCACTTTACAGCGAATTAATATTGAGGAACGCGCTGTCCAGGCCTTTATATTGGCTCCGACACACGAACTTGTACACCAAATTGCGACGTTTGTTCGAAAATTGGGAACGATGATGGATGGGCTCAGTGTCAAGACGTTATTGGGCGGTACATCCGTAGCCGAAGATGCCGAGGATTTAAGAGCAAATCCGCCACATGTTATTGTTGGATGTATTGGCCGAACATATGATATGATTAATCGTCGCAATATTGATATGTCCAAAGTCAAGATATTTGTTTTGGATGAGGCGGACGAGATGTTGGCTCAAGGCGGTGGTTCTGACCAAATATATACTATATTACATCAATTGCCAAATGGGGTGCAACTTGCCTTATTTAGTGCCACTATTCCTGATGAAATTTTGCGTATTACCGAAAAATTTATGCATGACCCCGTGCGGATTACGATGAAGGCCGAGGAATTGAATTTGGAATGTATTCAGCAGTACTACATGGCTCTTCGCAATGACCATGCCAAATATGATGCTCTGAAGATGTTGTTCGGACATTTGACCGTTTCTCAATGTATTATTTATGCTAATAGCGTGGGGCGCGTGGTAGATTTGTACAGAGCAATGACCGAAGAGGGTTTTTCGGTTTGTTGCCTACATAGTTCAATGTCGAAAATGGAGCGCGAACAAACTCTGACTAGTTTTAGATTGGGTACATTTCGCGTAATGATATCGTCTAATATTACAGCTCGCGGCATTGATATTCAGCAAGTAAGTACTGTGATTAATTTTGATATTCCTCGGGACGCACATACTTATTTACATCGTATTGGACGAAGTGGGCGATTTGGGCGAAAGGGCATGGCGATTAATTTTGTGACACAGCGCGACATTGTGACTATGCGTAATATTGAATCTTATTATAAATCGAATATTTCGGAATTGCCCTCGGATTTTTCTTGGAATGCGCGTTAATTACGTTTTTCTATGTTTTCCGAAATGGGGTTTATTTTAATGGATTTTGTTAAATTTTGTGCAATAGTTTCAAGCACGATGGTTAATATAATGAGCATTATTATTAATAAAATGCCAATTAAAATATAAAAATGTGGACTTTTAATGTTTAGTATTTTGGTTATTTTTTCAATAAAAATTCCTAAAAACATATTTGGCAATATAATTGAGCAAAAAATGAGGATTAGACCAGTCACTACACCAGTAGCATATCCGTAGAGAATTGTATTTTTTCCAATGTATAAAATAATTCCAAAATACGCAATTAAATCTATTATAATTTTATTTTGATAATTTTTGGTTGTACATATTTTTTTTAAAACGCGGTCTAATTTAACTCCGGTTAATAATACGTCGTCTATACACAATTTATACAAACCGTCAAAAATTGGCAATTTTGAATGAGTTAATACAATTGCGATTTCATTGGCAAATGGCAATACAATTGACAAAATATGGATAATGCTTGCTGTATTCATCTTATATTATGCGTTTATATTATTATAATAATTGGTTGAATTATTATAATATGCTCGCTTTATTGTCTAGTCAAATTGATTTAGAAAAACTTGGCATGAAATTTAGCGGTTTTATATCAAACAATGATAGCTCCGTTTCAGATAGCTCCAATAATGAAATAAAACCATCATTACTTAAACAACCTAATTTCAAATTGCCGATTACCTATATTGACCCGTCTAAAATCCACAATTTGTCTTCGGTTGTATCATCTGATTTAGAATTGATTGGTTCGTCCGATTCGCTCGGCATGTACGATCATTTGTTCCAGCCTAAGCACGAGTTTGCTCAACAAATGCTCGATTCATGGAAAATGAAGTTTACAACTGATGTAAATTTCTTGACTGATAGTCAGAAAATGCTTGGCAATATGGAACTTTATAAAACTTACATGAGCGCAAATAAATATTCAGTTGATTGTTCCCAGATAATGGAGATTTGGAAAGATATCAAAGAAGACGCCGCGTTCTTGGAAAAATACAACTACATGGAGTGGGAAATGTTGAAATCGATGAATTCATCGGCGCCGTTTTTACAATGTCTATCCGTTCTCAATATTGTGTCTCCGCTTCTCAGTCTGATTATTCCCATTATTTTCTTGATTTTTCCCTTTGTTATTTTGAAAATCCAGGGCGTACCCATAACGTTTGAAACCTATATGGAATTATTGAAAACGATTGCCAAGAATCATTTCATCGGGAAAACGTTATTCAGTCTTCAATCTTTTACTTGGGACAAAATGGGCTATGTTTTGTTGACTGGATTTCTATATTTTGTACAAATCTATCAAAATGTATGCGCGTGTTTCCGATTTTATCGGAATCTCAAAAAAATAACCGAGCATATTTGCGATTTACGGCAATATATACAATACTCAATTTCTAGTATGGAGAACTTTGTCGAAGTGAATCGCGATTGTCCAGCATATTCGGAATTTTGTTGCGACGTTTCACGTCATAGCTCGGTTTTACAAGAAATGGCGCTTATGTTGGAGAGCATTCGACCATTTGGCTTAACTATTGGAAAATTTAGCGAAATTGGACATATGTTGAAATGCTTTTATGTTTTACATACAAATGTTGGATGTGCTGATGCTTTGCTTTATTCGATGGGATTTGAGGGCTATATTAATAATATTTTAGGGGTTTGCTCTCATATCGACTCTGGAACGATTTCCTTGGCGACGTTTGATGCTTCGGGTTCTAGCGAAATTACCGAACAAGTTTACCCGGCACATGTTTCTGATTCCACCGTGAAAAATAGCTGTCGTTTTGATAAAAATATGATTATTACGGGGCCAAATGCCTCTGGGAAAACGACGCTACTCAAGACGACCACCATTAATATTATATTTACACAACAGTTTGGCTGTGGGTTTTATAAATCGTGTTCTCTCAATCCTTATACACATATTCATTCTTATTTAAATATACCCGATACTTCTGGTCGCGATAGTTTGTTTCAGGCTGAATCGCGTCGATGTAAAGAGATTATAGATATTATTGGCGAGAACCTAGAGGCAAGTGGCGCACGTCATTACTGTATATTTGATGAATTATATTCTGGAACGAATCCGGTCGAAGCTGCTAAGGCAGCCAAGTCTTTCTTGGCGTATTTAACCAAATTTGAACATGTGGATTTTATTTTGACGACACATTATACATCTATTTGTAAAAAGTTGGAGAACAAGGAATCTGGTCGGATTCGTAATTATAAAATGGATGTGGAAACTATGGAAAATGGGCAATATAAATATACATATTTATTGAAGCGTGGTATATCGAAAATACAGGGTGCCAAACAGATATTAAAAGATATGGATTATCCGCGTGAAATCGTGGAAAACTTTGATGAATGAGTTTTTGATTTAAGTTTATGCTTATTTGGTTTGGGTTTTCGTTGATGTATATTTTGTTTATACTGTTTTTCTTTAAGTTTATGTTTTTGTAGATTTGATTGATATGGATTTGATTGACGTTTTTGTAGATTTGATTGATATGGATTTAATTGATGTTTTTGTAGATTTGATTGATATGGATTTAATTGATGTAGATTTGTTCCATTGACTACGCTGCTTATTATGAATAGTAACATAATTATTTTTATCATGGTAAGGAGTTTGAATTTGATATATTTCTAATTGTGTTGTTCGATTTTATGTTGTTTGATAAAAAATAATATATAGACAATTATATATATTATTCTAATATGGATAGAACGGTTGATGATGCTGATGTTGTTGTTGAGATTGTGGTAGAACCAGTTGACTCAGTTTCTGAGCCCATTGTTTCGGTTTATTCGCCAGACTCTGTTTTTGAACCTCTTGAACCAGTTTCCAGTTCCGACGCTTTAGTTTCTGAGAAAGAATCGTGTTCCGAACCTCTTTTACACGTTTCTAGTTCAGATACTTTGGTTTCAATTTCTGATATGTCTGTATCCGAAACATTTGCCCAAGAAGATAAAATAAACGAATCGGTCAAACCAATGCCGCCATCTATTTTTCAACGTTTTTGTAAATGTTTACACACTTGAATATTTAAAATAGATTCAATGTCGACTTTATCAATAACGTGTTTTTATATTACACCTCTGAACATTGTAATCCGCATTTTGTGCGGATAGCGTTCAAAGGTGTAAAACTTAAACCATAAATTATTTTTCAAATATCATGATTTTTTCGGCAGTTTCTCTATGACTTGTTACATTTACGTTTTTGTTATACATGTTTTGAACCTGCGGTTTTGTCTTAAAAATGGTTTCGACAATTATGTTCATATCTCTTAATAAATCGAATTCCACGTTTTTTCCAGTGCCATTCACAGCTACCTCATGGTGTTTATCCTCCATTCGTTGCCCTTGTCCGTATCCCGACAATATATAACACATTTTTCCACCTTTTTTTAGAACTTCATTACATAAATAAATGGTCTGTTCCCAATATTTATGTAACCATTCTTCATACGTTTTATATTCGCTCGTGCTTTGATTATCCCCTGGATATAATTCCAATCTGTAATAAGGCGGACTAAAAAAGATTACATCAAAATGGTTCTTATATTTTTTCATAAATGCCTTGTTTTTTGCCAACTTTTCTGAAGGCATACAATAAATATCAACTGTTTTATTGGGATATCTGGTCTTGGCAAAATCATGAGTTTTGTTGCATACGCTTTCTATAACATCAGTTCCGACATACTCAACAACCTGGTCACATTCTAAAAATCCATAGCAATATGATGACCAGCCTAGAGTGGGTGTAAATATCCGGGTACCATTTAAAACGCTTTGATTCAACGAATAAACTAAAAATGGATTCATTATAGAAGCTCTGAAATAATATGACGAGAACACACTGCCTAAACGCCCATTTTTTGTATAATAAATGGCGCTCGGTGTAAGAATTTTATAATCAATAATATTGTTTAAATATAAATCCTCTAAAACTTGTAAAAATGTGGCACTGTTCTCCAGGCCAGATTGTGTTTCTTTTAAGATTTCTTTGAAAAATAGGTTTCTGATGACGCGTTTATAATTGACCGCTTGATTGTTATTCATATGTCCTGTTCTCATAGGTTCATCGGCAATTTTTAATGATGTGGGGATTTGTAGCGATGTTTTATAAAATCGTGTTAAATATTCGTTTCTATTTTGTATATTGCTAAATAAGGTTTTGATGGCATCTGTTGATATATTTTTACGATGGGTGTAGTCTTCAAGTTTATGGAGAGTTGTTCCAACACGGACTTTGGTGGTTTTTAAGAATTGTTCAAAAGTATTTGAATTTTGTTTTGGCTTTGAAAAATGATTTATGAGATTGTCTAAAGTTAACATCGTATATGATTTCATTAGAGCATAAATATCTTATAGCCGACGATAATTACAATAATGTAAACAAATGTTCTGCATAACAATTTTGCGTATTCTTCTATGTCAAAATAGAGCGATTTGTTAAAATTGACAACGGATAATTGGGTGAATGGTTTCAAACATATCGGACACGCACGTTTTGTTTGTGTCCACAGCATCATACAATCTTTATGAACGTTAACATTACACTCACATTTTATGATATATATGTCGTTTTCCGAAAACCGGAATATTTCGTTTTTTGTGTTGATTAGATTTGTTTTTGATTCAGATAAACATATTAGGCATTCATTTTGTACCATGGGATGCGGTTCTAAACTTAGGTCAATATCCAAGTCGATTGATAGTTCCAAATCGATTAATTTTGGCATTGTTTTTTTTCTTGGCATTTGTTTATAACTATACATAATTGCTTTTATGTATATTTATATTGAGCGCTTTTGACTATAATATTTTTCCTATTTACTTTTTAGCAGAACGGTCAGACTTGCGAGGAGACTTTGTAACAAACTCTTCAGAGTCATGCGCTGCGTCTGAAGTAGGCTCGGATGCGCGCGTCTTGTATGAACGCGGTGCTGAATGGGGTCTCACAGCCTCCTTGCGAACTTGGCACATGATTTCGCCACCCTTAATTCCCGAAATATTGACCGCGTGATACTCGTGCTTGTCATTAGTCGACTTGACCAAATCAAACTCGAGATATTCTCCCTGGACCAAATACTTATATTGGGAATTATCGCCAGAAATTGCTGAATAATGTGTGAAAATGTCCTTCGATTTATGCTCACCATCATCCAAAACCGTTACAAATCCATAACCAACCTTGACATTGAACCACTTAACTTGACCAGTCAATCGCATAATAGGAGAATCAGACATTGCTTCTTTTATGGTGTATATAGGCATTCGTTTTTATATTAGTTTACAATAAATATATATTGGTAATAGTATATATATGAACAAATTTAGTCATTATTTAGGTAAGATTAAGTGTAAACTTATATGTATTTTTATGTTGGTTTTGACGATTTTATTGTCATTGCTTTTGAGCAATTTTGATTATTTTGTTAGCAATATGATGGCAAAATTGCCATCAATCGGATTGCAATCAATCGAAGGCATGACAAATGGTGAAGTCTCTGTCCCTCAAAGTTCCGGTTCTGAGTTGTCCGGTTATATATCAAATAAATCTCTGATGACAATATCACCTATAATATACGATTCGAGTCTATCAACTGCTGTACAAATAAATGATTTGTCTGGGCTAGTTATTCCTGGTGGAAAAATCGACGATGTCAATATAGCAACAATATTGGCAAAAAATAATTGCTTCGGTACAAATAACGCAGATTGTAATTCGGGTGTTGCCGTTACTCAAATACAAAATTATATTCAAAAATCATTGAATGTACCTATTGCTTCTGGCATTGGACCAAACGCACAAAATTATAATAATATAAACTCATAATTTGGTTTGGCTCGAAATTCTAGTTGATATGCTTGATTAATGTAATTATTTATAGGATTATTATTGTTTGTGTATTCTATTTTTTGTATCATTTGCCATTGGTTTTTATCATATAAAATGTGTTCGCGTTCATATTCACCATTGGAAATGGGGCATTTGTGCCAAGGCAAATTAATATTGTCGTTTTGTATTAACCATATTTCTAAAAATACGTATCCGATTGATATAACATCGTCTCGCCTACTTGGTTTATGGCCATTATGTACATTTATGCTAATATATTTAGATGTTCCGATAATATGTTCGCCTTGTTTGTTTTCTTCGTGTTCTCCATTGTTATTGTAGATTGATGCTAGTCCAAAATCTATTAGAAAAAGTTGGTCATTCTTTAGCATAAAATTGTGTGGTTTTATATCACGATGGATGACAAAATGCGTGTGAATGCTTTCAGCGATTTTTAGAGAGGTTCTCATCATATCCATTATATGATTATTGGACATTTGTTCCTTTTTAGAATAATCATATAATGAACACTCATAAAATGGCATGATGAGACAAATATTAGTTTCATTTGGTTTGCCATACCAATAAACTATTGGTATATTTCGACAGCCATTCCGATATAAATAATTTAGAATAGTGGTTTCGTGTTTTAGGAACTTTATTTCCGTTTCTCTTTCGATTTTGATGGCGACCGGTTCTTGCGTTTTTATATTGTGTCCTTTTAATACTACGCCGAATTTGCCTTGGCCGATTTGTTCCGAGGCTTGATATTTATTATTTATCATCGTTTAGGTATTTCGACATTAATTTCTATATCTATTATATACAAAATGAAAGGTGGAATTCAAATGTCGAATCGTTCTCTTTGGATGTTGGTTGCTGTTTTGATTCTTGTTATTATTTTCTTGTTCTTGAACAGCACGTTCTTTTTGGGTGCTCCAAAAGTTGCGGCACCTGCCAAGGCTGTTGTTCCCGGAATGAAAGAGGGGATGAAAGAGGGAGCCGCGCCGATGAAAAAACATGTAAATAAACCCAAGAAACAATAACACATGTGTCTTTATTTTGGTAAGATACAATTGTGAATTATCTTGTTACAAGACCATATATAGTCTTGTAACAATCAAAATATTTTTCCGGAAATTATGATATACAATAATCTGTGTATATTATAATATGTCTAATACTTTTTTGGATATAATTAAAAAACCTATTTATATGGTCTCTATGAGCACCATTTATATATCATATTTTCTAATTTACTTTGGAATATTGTCTTCTAATCATGAATATATTGCGTTTTTGGATATTTTTATACAACTCTTTATTTGTTTTTTTTTAATATTGAGATTCAATCCATTTATACATCGCCATGTATTGCGTGATTTCGATGGCCAAATTATTTTTGCCTGCGCTATATTTTTATTGACCAATTTGTTTGCTACCGAAATAGGATTGACATATTACGATTACTTTTACAAGCTGTTTATTTCTTGGTTTGACAAAACCTAATAAAAACATGTATACATTATTATTAAGTTATTTGTAATAATAATATGGATTATTCAGCAATTTTAGAAGATGCTCGGCGAGACCCTGCATTATTATCTACCATTAATGTTGATGAATTATTATCATCTATAAATACTGATAGTCAGACTGATTATTTAACTGGTCAAACTCTCACCTCCATTAGTTCTTCTATTTTTGACTCGGTCCTAGACAAATGTCTTGACCCATCTAGTGTTTGTTCAAAATTAAAAGAATACCGGTTAGTCGATGAAATCTATCAATTGCATCGGGGCAAATATATACGTTGGTTGCGAGACGGTTCTCTGTCTAGTGGAGGCATTGTTCTAGATATCAAATTCTTGGACAATGGTATTCATGTCTTGTGTAAAAATAATATGTCTCGATTTATTCAGTACCGGTTTGATGAAGTCATTACATTCCAGAAATTGTCCGCTGAAGAAATGCTAGTTTTGATGATACAATAAGGCAGTTCTGTTATAAAGAATAATCATAAAAATACAATGGCGAAATATCCGAGAGACAATAATAGAGCCGCTATACGCATAATGAGTTTGATTTTGGGACTATTTTCCCCATTAAATGTATTCATAGCAAATAGAGTCATAAGACCCAAATATCCCGGTATATCCGATAGATTAAATATCATGGCAAATACTAAATATATGTGTGACAAAATCAATAATATTAGAGGAATGCCTAAGCCGGCAATTTGCGGAGGACGCATCAATATATTATGGAAAAGTGTCATGCCATACTTGGGGTCAGAATGTTCGTAAATTAGATATCCGAATATCACGTATATGCTATGAATAAATTCTCTATAAACCTTGTAAAAAGGGTTGGTTATCCATTGTATATAATTGAGCTGTTCTAATCCGGTTAGGGCATGATTTACACTAAATCCGCCAAATGCTATTAGGAAAATGATGTTTTTTATGAATGATATGCGGTCGTTTTTGGTAATTGGCAAATAGGTTATGGCGACGATGAAGGCAATGGCATATCCGGTGGCTGTCATAAATTGACCAATAGTGTCTGCCGACATTTTTAATCGAAATATATTATAGTTTGATAATATATTTTATGGATTTGAATACGATTCGATTTGATTTTTTGTTTTCTTATTGGATTATAATATGGTTTTTGATATATTATTTTGTGAATAGTGTGGGTTCTCCGATTGCTCAATTCATAAACCCGTCTGTCGCCATTTGGTTCGCCTTATTTGAGAACATGTTAACATTTATTTTATTGATTGTTTATGGAGCAGGTCTTTCTGTTTTAGTCAAATATTTGGTCATGATGACTTTTATGAAAGCGCTGCCTCTATATTTATTGCGCAAAACTCGTATTCATTTATGGCGCGACGTTTTGGTTCTTCTTTTGGTTTTTGGAATTTATTGGGTATATTTATTTTTGAATGGGGAGAACCTTGACCATATATACCAACGCACGTTCTATTTTGTGCGTACAAATTCTGACAAAACGCCAGCATTTGGCTTATGGACGGCGCTTTCGCGTTATTTTGCCCATTTTTAAACGTAAGCTTTTTGTTTGTTTGCGCTGTGCTGTCAAATAAAAGAATTCGCGAACATAATACATGAGTTTTTGCGCGACCTTTGTATCATCTTCTTTTTCGGATGCGGTCTTTATACAATTCGATAGAGGAATTATTAATGGCAAAGGTTTGATTACGCTATTTAATCGCATCATCATTTCATTTTTAGATAGTCCATGATGATATGACTTGGGTTGTATATAATATACTTGATTATGTGTCATTTTGTCGTGATAATCGTTATCTATAAAGCATATTTCGGTTGATTTAGGTAGAAGTGTACATTTAATGAAATCTTGGTGTGTTTTTTGTTGGGTTGTTCTCGCTGGTTCGATACGCCGGTTATTTATTTTGAAGGCGCAAATGATTTTGTCGAAAATGGGTTGGTCAGTTTTAAGTTTGTATGATAAATACGCGGATATCATTGTTGGCCAATCGGCATGATTTTCTTGATTTGTCAGTTGGCATTGATTATTTGTATACATATAAATGTGTTTACAATTACCTTGTTTCTTCTTAGTAAGTAAATATTCTAGAATAGGCAATATTCCGGTTCTCAAGAACTCGGGAAATAAATCCAATAATTCGTTGAAATTTTGTGTTTGATTCGTTGATTTAAACATGATGGCCAAATCGGAAAACGCGCCTAAGGTTTCATCTAAATCAAGAGCGATGACTTTTTGTTTTAGGGGCGATTTAGTCGGCACATATTTACCCCTATATAGTTGAATATATTTTAAGGCGGGGTCCATATATAATTGTTAGGAAATATTATTCTTGCAAAATTGATTTTAATATAAGTAATTGAGACGATTGACATTATAAAAATGTTTATTGTAAGTTCTAGTTTAGCTGCGTGTTATCCATTGATACCAGGTTCTCCTGCTTATAACGGATGTTTTATAACATTTTGGATTATATACGCATTCGTTGTTGTAGTCATATTATTCAAAAAATTGAAACAGATTATATTTAATCCATAAACAACAACTATAAAACAAAATGAGCTTCCAGTGTGACCAAATCATCATTTTCGTATCCGATATTATTGGATACGTAAAAAATAATAAACTCGGAAAAGTCAAAATACAACGCAAATTGAAATGGCCAGAATTGGGTATAAAATCGTTTATAAAATTCTTAATAAAAACGGGGTTCTTTATTATGCCAATCGTCATCAATGTTCGCACCATTCTTGATGAAATCAAATTCTGTGTTATCGACGGCAATAATCGTATCAATGCCATTGTCAGGTTTTCTCAAAAACCGTTCTATTATTTTCCAGAAATCATTGATTCAGCGTTTTTACAATATGGTATTGAATGTTTCGACAATCGGTTTGTTGCCAAATTGCGCGAGGTCTCTTATGAAACCATTTCAAAATCCGGCAGTTATTCGCAATTTTGCCGAAATAATGGTCTTGCCGATTTTCGCGATGACCCTCAGAATCAACCTTTGTTGGACAAATACGACGATATTTTCGAACTGATTAAGTCCGAAATCGGAAAAATCAATATCAATCAAGTGCGTGTACCGTTCTTCAAATTCGATAATTTGAATGATGAACAAATCTGCGAAATCTATGAAGGTCTGAATTGCGGTGGCATCAAATTGACCAAGCAAGAAATATTAGCATCGTCAACATCGTTTATCAAATTTCTGCCTAGCGAAATCCGGCTTTTCGGAGAACTCGGGCGCCTGATTGATGAATATTATGATTGTGCTAGCGAGGTCCTTGAATTCCAACGCAGCGAAAATATCGATTTGAATCTATTCGAGATTTTGATAGCTTTTCAAATGTTCTTAGCAAAAAAATTCGATTTTGTGGACGAACCTGGTCTCGGCACCGATTTAGAACTGGTTTTCCGTTGTTATGGATTCATTGCGGGCAATAACGGGTTTGCCATTAAGATTGATTTTATGAACCGGTTTTTAGAAACCATTGTTACCATCTGTGCTTTCATAGAAAAGATTGGTCAAGAGCTGTATTTTTCGAATGTATCAAAATATATGGATAAATATTGTCTCAAATTTTCGAAAAACAGTTTAGCCATACTTATTACGCATATATACAGCTATTTTGATGAGATTAGTAGGCCAGAATTTGTTTTGGAGATAAAACGCATTATTGTTTATCATATTCTCATGGATATCATGAAAAATAAACAGGCAAAAGAAGCCTTGTGCTTATATGACGCACTCAAATATCGCGGCGGAGGCGCATTAGTCATGAACATTGGCTTAAGTATCGTCAATAAAACAAAGCGATTATGTGCTCCGGATAGGAAGCAATTTGTAACGACCATTGATATTATCCGCCGGGAAAATATCAACAATGTTTTGTCTAGACCAAAGGCTAGGACGCAAATATCGCAATTCAAAGTGATGGTTCTGTGTTCATATTTCAATCAATATGTTCCTCGAAATATGTGCGCCGAGAAAAAAGAGCTCGACCATATCATTCCTTGGTCTTGTACTTGGTCGGAATCTGAACTCGATATCAACCGTTTGGGCAATCTACAATTATTGGGCATGTTGCCAAATCGACTGAAAAGCAATGGGCCAATTTTGGATAAATTTATAAAAGAACATAAATTGGATTATTTACATTATCCTTGTGAGAAATTGTATAAGAGCATTGTATCCTCTGAAAATATAATTAATGTTTTAGAATACACCAGGATGTGCGAAGAACGCGAAAATATGTATATTGGGGCTTTTATGGGAATGTTATGGTAATTGGGTTTATTTGTAAATGATTTCAAATATTTCCGATACAATGAAAATTATTATAATATATTTTCAACAAATTGATTTTGCGTCATTCATATATTAATTATTACATTTTTTACCCACGAAAACCCTTTTTGAAACCCTTTGGAACAATCTGCTGCTGCGACTTGCAGCCAGTACGTCATGGTTTTATTCGTTTTTTGTGCCCAAATTCTTCTTGATGTTTGGCTATAGTATCTGAAGTACGCGAATTATTTTTATCGTGTTTATTGGTTTTTACTGGTTCATCCAAAAAATCGGCCAAAGAAGCTTTGCGAGAAAACGACTGTGTATTTGATTCGGGCATTTATAATTATATAAATTAGATTATTTTTATATAATTATTATTTGTATTATTTTATGAGGGATGAGGGACGAGCCTGAGGGGTCAGAATCACAGTTACTCAACCATTGATATGAGTTGGTCTTATGTTTATAGCTGTTTTTTCTTGTATTCCGACCACGTAATTGGTTTGGGTTCCACCTTGGGAACTTGTTCTGCGGCATGTTCCTTGTCTAGATTTTCGCTGCGTTTTAGTGCGCTGTCCACATATAATTCCTTCAGAATTTGACCCACCTGTGCTGACCCCTCGTGTTGGTCCACCTTGCCATCTTCAATCATTTTTAAAACAATCAACAATTTAGTCATTATTAGTAAATCGATTTCGTCCTTCAAAACCTTGTTAAAAATATCCGTATAATTATTGAATAAAAAACTACATGACGACTGGCAAATCTCGGTTAATTCTTCTTGCGATTTGTCTTTGTTTTGTTTTTTCAGTGTATCCATCAATCTGATATTGTCGCGGATTTGGACGCTGTGTTTGACTTTACGGATATGTTCCGTATTGTCCTCACATTGCGTGCCATCTATCATCTTCTTCAGATTTAACCGGTCTTCGCTGCTTAAAGTCGACATATTTATGATTTGAATATGATGGTGTTTTTATGTTAGTTTACATTTAATATTGTTTTTCTTTTGTTTTTTATAATGGAAACAATTGAGGGAGTTGGTTTATGGATTCTTGGCAATCGTAATCAATTTATAATGGCCGTTATTTTAATTATTTTGGCAACACTGGCAGCATTATATGGTCTAGAAATAAAAGAATGGGTTAAGGGCCTGGTTCTTAGAAGCTATTTATCCGAAGGTTCTATAAAAACGACGCAATTGGCGCCCGGTTGTTCGGCCAATTTGTTTCTCAGTAATTGTGGCATATAATAATCATCCTCTATATTAGATGGATTGGCTCAGCATTATATTACTTATTATTGTTTTAATTTTGATTTTATTTTTATCATTTTCTTCTTTAGCTATTTATTATTTTGCCGAAAATGAAAAATTATATTCGAGCAGGTTTGATACTGATAAGATTTCTGCCATTCGCAAAGTCATGGCGACAGCCGATTTACAGCGCGACTCTGTAAATTGGTATGACCCCTATTTGATATTTATTCTGAAATTTGGTCAGTTTTATTGGTCTTTATTTAAGACCGTTTTTTCATCGGTTCGATTTTTCATTTCTGAATTTTTCCGCAATCTCGATATTGCCATTGACAGTTTTAAACAAGGCATATATACATTTATTCAAATGTTTTACGATATCTATATTTTGCCGTTGGTTTATATGATTGCTAGAATGGTTATTTAGGATGACCGTTTTTATCTTATAGTTATGTATATGAAATTCAGAACTCAATTGTTTATTGTTGCGGTTGTCTTGATAATCATTATGGGATTAACCATGTACAATTCATGCTGTTCATTTGTTCCTTACGGACCCGACATGTTCTCCAAACATTATCCTTATGAGGGGTTTGGTCCAATGTTTGACAGTGCTATTCCATCGACGGCCTTGTCAAACGAGGTCCCTTTAGGAAAGCCTGATGCGGATGTTGCGAAAAAAGTTGGCGGATTCAATGGATTGCTACCGTCGCCGGTTGCGTCAGACCCAAAACTTGATGTTTTTGGTGGGACCAAAGGAGCAATTGATTGTGCCGGTTCGGGGTATTACAATTCTAAAGGCGGACTATGCTTGACTCAGGTGCAACAAGATGCGCTTAAAACACGCGGTGGCAACGCAACGGGCAAGCCCGATTCCTTAGGGAATTAACCTTTTTCGTTTATCTATAATGTCTGAATAAGTGGTTTATACGGTTCAGAGTAGAATATAATGGAACATTTGATTCCCCTATTTGGGCTGATAATAACATTTTGTACAATAATATATAACCATAGAGCTATCAGGAGTTAAATCGATATCATCTCTAATGATATTATGGTCACACTGTCTTTCAATGCCGTTATTATATTGACGTTTACATACATAATTATCTACTAATTTTGAGATTTCATCATAATCATCATTTCTTAAATTTAATGGTATCTCCATTAAACATGTCTGTATTCTCGTCATTACATCAATGTCTTGTTTTTGCTCTATATCTATTTCTTTTTTTACGTTCTGGATGAACTGATTAATATTTTGACCATTTAATGGCGCAAAATCTTTAGGTCGACGTTTATCCATAAAAAATAATGCTATATACACTTATTAATATAGTATTATTTCCATATTGTTTTGATTATTGTTTTTTGGTTCTTGGTTCTTGGTTCTTGGTTTTGGTCTTATTAGAATCCGGCATTATAACCATCATCGCAATTGCCTGTATCGACCCGATGAATATTCTCCACATTATTCCGGATTTCAATATTGACCTTGGCACATAAATCCGTCTTGTCTTCGGCTGCTTTTCCAAACATCCCCTCGATTTCACTATTGCGATTTGTTATCTCGACATTAGCATCATCAAGACTCTCCATTTCCTTCAAATCCAATACCAAGCCAAATGCGTTTGTTCCATAATATCCATATTGTCCAGTCATCACATTTGCCGATACGCCGCGCATATGGTCGAAATCGGCATGTCTGGCCGCGTCCAAGAACACTTCGGTATGAACCTCAAATGTGCCTTTAGCAACCGGTCCAATATCGTCATTCAAAATGCCTGACCTGAATATCGGTACCATATCTTTGGTCGCTGTCATGCGGTCGCACAGCAAACTCAGATGGTGATAATTGATATAAACATCACTAAATTCCATAACTTCGGCAAATTCGTTATACAACACTTGTCTCGCGGCTTCAATGCCCAGAACATCAAACACTTCGCGAATGTCGTTGCTATACGTTCGCTTATAATCAATGAAATCTAAGGCCAGAGCCTCCATCAGGTTTGACCCGGTCGTGTCCAAAATCCAGGTATCTTTCTTCGTGAATTTGCCTTCTTCTTTGATGACCATATTCTGGAGCTTTCGTGGAGTAACATTTGTTATACCATTGACTCCTCTCAATACAATGTTGTTCAAAAGCGTGTCTTGAAAATTCTTGAGCAAGTAGATTTCGTCGGACTGGTCCAGCGTTTCGGCCACTCCTTTCTTCTTGCCTTTATTGAAGATGCCACTATTCATTCTTATGCGAAATACCAATTTGTCCATATTGAAATCCGAATAGACACAATTGATTTCTTTGCCATATTGACTGTTTTTAATGGCAAAGTGTACATCGTCCATGGTAATGTTTTTGTCGAGCATGGTTTCTGCGTCTAATTCCATGCGCACTATCCATTTTGATTTGGTAGTGGTTGTTTGGTCATCATTATCTTCATTACATTCTTGGACTAATCTCTCGAATTCATAGAATTGTTCGAGAAATTGCCTGTCATCTACAATAGTAGTTGACTGCTCGCTCGGGTCGAAACAAATCTGGATTGCTTTGACTACATCGACCAATTTGGTGTGTTCCATCATATTTGCGAACTGGACTGCTCGGTCTTGGGTTGTCTCGTCAATTGATTTCAAATGAACCGTGAGTGACGGATTCTTTGGATTCTTGGTTAATCTTAATATTTCTTCAATTCTTGGAACTCCTCGCGTGACATTGGATTTGCTCGCCACACCGGCCAAGTGAAAAGTGTTTAGCGTAAGCTGCGTAGTCGGCTCACCAATTGATTGACCGGCAATAACTCCGACCATCTCCCCTGGATGTACAATCGCTTGTTTATATTTTAAAGTAATCGTTTCTAGCAACAGCACCAATGCTTTGCGGTGGAACCGTTTATTCAATAATAAATCGCGTGGTGACAAATAATAATAATACATGATTTCGAAAAGAGGCGTCGTTGGCACATAATAAATCATATTAATGATTTTGAATTGCGCCTCGATGAGTTCAAATGCTTCGAGTGGTGTAATATCGACGACTGAATTCGAGTTCAGATTCAATTGCCCTTGAATGTTGGCAATGACGCTCTGGAATGCTACTGGAATTCGGATTGAATTGTCGTCTTTATTCTTGAATATTCCCTTCACGATTTGGTCTCTCGCTGCCACCATTTTATCGATATATTCCTTACATTTGGCTTGAGTTGCCAGTTTTTGTCGCTGTCCTCGCGTATGGGTGCTCGAGCTATAAACCGTTTTTTGGTTTCCAACAATATCGTAGTGCATGTAAATGTCTTCGACTGTCATGGCGACCAATGGAATCGATTGATTTTCGACCTTGGTTGAATCGAACCCGTCGTCGCCATAAGCGAATTGGACGATTTTGCCTTTACTGTTTCGCACCGTCATATCATACTCGACTTTCAAATCTTCTAAACCTTTGATAAGTCGGCGCTGGATATATCCAGTTTGGCTCGTTTTAACCGCGGTATCTATCAAGCCAATGCGGCCACCCATAGCATGGAAGAACAATTCAGGCGCGGTGAGCCCCGAAATATACGAATTCTCGATAAATCCACGCGCATTTGGACTGTCGTCGAATTTGCTGAAATGGGGTAGGGTGCGATTGTCGAATCCGTAAGGAATGCGCTTGCCATCCACATTTTGCTGGCCCAAACACGAAATCATCTGTGAAATATTAATAAGCGACCCTTTTGAACCCGATGTAACAATCATCAAGAAACGATTCAGTTTACTCAGACTGGTACGTCCAATCTTGCCAGCCTGTTCCGTCGCTTTGTTCAATAGATTGTTTACAGTGGTTTCAAATAGTGTCATATTACTACTTGCTGTGGTGTTCTCGAAAATGCCGAGGTGGACTTTATCAATGACCGAGCTCACCTCCAGTTTTTGTGCTGTAATTGCTTGGACAATTTCGCGTGACGTCTTCTTGTCGGCAATCAAATCGCTGATGCCGACACTGAATGAACTCGTTTTCATGTACTCGGTAATAACGTTTTGTAAATCGTCGACAAAATCCGCCGCTGCTATATTTCCGAAATCGTTGAATACACGGTGAATCAATCCTTTCGTCGTGCTTGCCAATACCGACTTTTCAATCTGACCTCGAATGAACTTACCATTGCGGATTTCCAATACATTATTTGAACTGGCGTATTCTTCCTTGTCTTCCTCAAATAATTTTGTCTTATATACAGTTGTTAGTGGTGGCATTATTTGCGATAATACGTCAAAACTTGTTATTTTGTCGCCTAATTCACGTAATGCTTTGGCGTCTACCTTTGAATACATCATCAGGAGATTCATGGCATCGCGGGGCGTGAATGTTATGTTGGGTCGCGTGAATCGGTACGACCCCAATAATGAGTCTTGATATATACCAATTAGGGGTGTATTATTAGCTGGGCTCACCATCTGATATGGGATGGCCGCCAAATGTCTTAATTCTGTTTCTGCCAATATATTCTGTGGCATGTGCATATTCATCTCCAAATAGTTTTACAGCATAAACCTTTCGATTTACGCACCTGGCCTTTCGAACCAGGATCGGACTGTATCTTAAGCCAGTTCAAAGTGGTTAGCTTATCATAACTGACCAACACCCGTTCAGTCTCTGAGTGCCCGTCATATCCTACCATAGCAGACTTAGACAGTAACACTGCTGATTGCCCAATCCTTCACGTTATTACCATTGGGTTCGGCTATTAACCGAGTTCCTCTGCCAAGTTTCCTTGGCAGAGTGGTAGTGAAGGCTCTAAGGGGTTTCCAGCAACAAGGTATTTTGCAAATTTAACAATTCCATTATAAACGCATTTGCTCGTTCTTTCAATTCAGTTGTTGTTTCGTATTTTCCTACAAAATCGGTTTCGACTTTATCAATGACAATTCTAACAAATTCGCGGTTTGTACGTTTGTTAAACATAATGCGAATATATTGGTCTTTGTTAGTTTCATCTATAGTAACATTTTTAAATCGGGAAAATCGCTGCGCTTTGTGCTGGTTCTGAACATTTTTCATCATTTCTTGACGATGTTCTGGAGAACTAAGAGCCGCGCACAATCTTTCCGAAATTAATCGTTTGGTTTCATCGCTTTTCTTTAAACTCATGAATACTTTGGTCGGTTGTGGTGTTAGCAATGATTCATCTAATTTAATCTTTGCTCCCTTTTTACAACCACTTCCTTGTCCGCCGTCAGTTAAATTATAACCATTTGGAAATTTAGTTCCGCATTCTGATATGTATTTTATTTCATACATGTCCAATGTATCCAAACTACAAGTTAGTAATTTTTCACATATAAACTTATCAAAACCTTACTTTAATAGAGAAGAATTCAGATATCTACTGCGATTCGTTTTGTTCGAATTTGCTTCGCTAAGATGGTCTTTAAATCTTCCCAAATATCCAAATGGTCTATATTTATCATGGTTTAATCGATGACTTCGCGTCTGTCCAATATACGATTTATTTGTTACTGTATTTGTGATTTTATATATTTCGCCGACAACCTTTTCAAATTCATTTTTATTCAACAACATTTTATTGATATAACGAGTTACGTTTATATAGTTTGAAATTATTAAATTCACTAGACGATTATATTATTCAAAATGTCTATGCTAAACATTTCAAATAGTAGAGTTTACACTGTTTTTCCAATTAAGTACATCTACAACTTAATTGGCACTCGTCTGTTGGGAACAAAATCTATCCCCATCGAAGTCGGCATTGTATGGTTTTGTATCACCAACGTTCATCCTGAAGGTATCGCCCACCTTCATGATTTTCACGATATGACACATCATCGACATTCTATGTAAACTCGGTTGTCGATTGAACAAAATGGCATCACCGTCCATCATGTGTCGATGAACAATATCGCCATTTTCGAGTCGAATCGAATTGCGGTCTACATATCTCAATGAAATATGTTCGCCATTTTTCCGTTCCAGGATTTTCGCACCTGGATGAACATCAGGTCCATTCTGGATTAGTTTCAAAAGGAAATCGCGGTTTCGGTCATTGACCGTCATTGGTTTAGTGAGATTCTTGGCAATTTTCATCGGCACACCCAATTGCCGAATGGACAAATTGGGTTCGCCGGTAATGACCGAACGCGCACTAAAATCAACTCGTTTTCCCATCAGATTGCCGCGAATACGACCAGTCTTGCTATTAAGCCGGCCCATAATACATTGTAATGGACGGCCAGAACGTTGCGCCATAGGCACGGCGCCTTTGACTTTATTGTTTACAATCATCGCTATAAAGTATTGTAAAACCGTGGTCAATCCTTCAATGACGTTGACTTGCGCATTTTCCTTGAGTTTATTCGCCAAATCGGTATTGGTTTTAATAATGTTACTATATATATGCGTCAAATCGTCCTCGCTACGCTGTTGCGCGTCGTGTTTGACCGATGGTCTGACCGCGGGTGGAGGTACCGGCAATACCTGGCAAATCATCCAGTCCGGCCGCGACCACAGAGGATTGAAACCCATAAAATCAACGTCCTCGTCAGTAATCCTCTTAAAGATTTTAAGCACAATCTCGGGACTAAGCCGCATGCTTAGTTTTTTTGATTCTTTTTTGCCATCGGTAGCTGCAGTGGTAGTAGTTGTGGCGTTTTCGGCACCGGCGTGTTCATTGTCCGCGTCTATATTTTCCCAGACGGCATGAAGCGTTGCCATTCCTTCCAGCTTGATTTTATCTGGCTGACGACAACCACAGCCATCTTCGGTTGAATCGCCGCAACGCTTGATTTTGGCCGCGATTCCTGATATATATTCCCAGCGTTTGTCGGCTGGCCAATCCATGATATGCTGATGCTGTGCCTTGTTGACCAATAGTTTGCTACATTTGAAACAAACACAACGGCTGATTTTCATGATTTCCTTGAGATGCTGAATGAAGAAGACGGGTCGGGCCAATTCAATGTGTCCAAAATAACCGGGTGTATCAATATAGGTCAAACCGTCCGTAGGACAGATGAGTCCGGGTTCTAAAACGCCCATTCTCGGGTCAAAGAGGCCACCAATGACTGGTTTGTTATTGATATAGGTATCTCGCGTGGTTACCTCGACAACCGAGTTTTTCCGGATTTCTTCTGGCGACAGAATACTAAACTGGATACCTATGATTTGCGAAGGATTTTTATACTCATTCATTTTTGAACGTTGAGCAGATGACATTGTGTTAATAATATTATGTTATTGCTATATAATATTATAGTTATTTGTTTAGATTGTTTTCAATCAATTTTCAAATTAATGTTTTTGTTTTTTGTGCGGGTTTTTGCTCTATTTTTTGGTAATATATAATTCCAGAATAGCGCCGATTCGTGTTTTTTTGGTGTATACATGAGCAAAATATGGACTATTCAAAATATCTTGTGTGGGTTTATAAAATGTATTTGTTAGAACCGTTGGATTATTTATAGGGTTGAGTATTGATTTGTTAATTGTAACGCCTTTTGGCAAACATATCTTTGGCTCATTGTTTTTTATACAATCATTACACGATTTACATGATGTGCTTTGTTTTCTTATTTTTTGGAAAGAATTCACAATAAATGGTACAACTATTTGCCTTCTGAACATTTTATATTACTGTTATTATGCTCTTATATTGTTGTTTGACAAATTATTATTTTATAAACCTACATAAACACAACTCAATACATCATATCAGCTAATATGGATAAATCTAATGCTAAATACAATTTGCGCAATCGTCGTCTTTTGAAGAAGGGGTCTAAACCACCTCCCGAATCTGAAGATGAATCCATTGATTTATCAGAATCAGAATCGGATAATAAATCGACGACCGATTCGAGCTATCATCCGCCACAAAAAAATAAAAAACGCATTGTTTTGTCTGATTCGGAAGACGAGTCTGTTGACCCCGTTAAATTTCGCAAAACTCTGTCTAAACTATTTCCGTCTAAATATATGACGGAGAAAGTTAAACAAGACAAACCTGTTACTAAACGCGAAATGATGGAATTATTGCAGTCAGACAAGGCGAATCATAAAAACCGCGTTGTTAAATCGTCTTCTTCTAAACAAAAACAATATAAGGAATCATCCGATGAATATGAATCTTGCGATTCAGACGAAGACGAATCTGTCGATTCAGATGATGACGAGGTATCAGACGAAGACGAAGAAGAAGAAGAAGAAGAAGAATTGTGTGATTTGAAATCCAAGAAATTCAATATTATATTCAATGTTAATGGCGAAGAATATGAAGACGAGGCCGAAGAAGATGAATGGATTTCAGAAGATGAAGATGACAACGAATGTAATAGCGACGATGAAAAAACGTTTATGAAGGAACAATATCAGGCCATTGAAAACCCGGTTGTAGAAATCGCTCCCAAAAAATCGAAAAAAAATGCCGAATCAGTCGATGAATCGGATGACGGTGCCGACATTGAAAAGGAATATATGGAATTGCTCGAATTGAAAAAACATTTATATGAACGATTGCGCAAAAATCCCCATAGCAAGATGGTGAAGAAAGCCATAGAAGAATGCCGTAAAGGAATAAATAAGCTCGTCAAGAGCTCGCGCACTAAAAACGCCAAGTTATATCATAAACTCGTACACGAGGATAAAAACAAAACCAATGAAATCAATTATTTCAAGAAGAAGTTTTCGAATCAGGAACAACTGGCCATTATGCGCGATTTGAAAGCAATCAATGAACATATTTTCATTGAAAAACCATATCGTCTGGCTATACTTCAATCTCAAATGCCACCTCAATACAAGGCTGTGGCGCTACAAAAACTAAATGTTCTGCGTTCAATGGAACCCGGCGACCCCGAATATTATAAAATCAAGAATTGGGTCGATACATTTATGAAGATTCCGTTTGGCACATATAAGAATCTTTCGGTCAATATTGCGGACGGCATCGAGAAGTGTAACGAGTTCATGGAGGGCGCAATGACGACATTGAATGAATGTGTATATGGTCTCGAGGAAGCCAAGATGCAGATTATGCAGATGTTGGGGCAATGGATTTCAAATCCGGGCGCTTTGGGCAGCGCGATTGCCATACATGGCCCGATGGGGTCGGGCAAAACATCTTTGGTCAAGGATGGAATTAGCAAAATCATGGGTCGAGAATTTGCCTTTATTTCTTTGGGTGGCGGTGGTGACAGCAGTTTCTTGGAGGGACATTCATACACCTATGAGGGCAGTACTTGGGGGAAGATTGTCCAGATATTGATTGATAGCAAATGTATGAATCCGGTCATTTATTTCGATGAGTTGGATAAAGTGAGCGATACGCCTCGTGGTCAAGAAATCATTGGCATTTTGACCCATTTGACGGATTTGACGCAGAATTCGCAATTCCACGATAAATATTTTTCTGAGATTGATTTTGATTTGAGCAAATGCCTGTTCATTTTTTCTTATAATGATGCCTCGCTCATTAATCCAATTTTGCGCGACCGCATGTACCATATTCAAACCAAGGGATATGAAGTCAAAGATAAATTGATAATTGCTCGGAATTATTTGTTGCCAAAAATCCGCGAGCAAGTGAAGTTTTTAGAGTCCGATATTGTTATTTCTGACGCAACTGTTGAACATTTGATTTCGAATTCGGCTTTTACAAAGGAGGAGTCGGGTGTGCGCAATTTGAAGCGGTGTTTGGAAATTATTTATACCAAACTCAATTTGTTTCGATTGGTCAAGTCTGATAGTGCCATTTTTACAAAAACAAATATTAAGGTCGCGTTTCCAATGACGGTCACGGTAAAAGATTTAGATGCTCTGATTAAGACGGATACTAAACAGAATCAGAGTTTGCTGGCGATGTATTGTTAATAAATGATTCAGAACTTTTTCGAAGGAATTTATTTGGCGTTGTTCATATTATTTACATGACCAATAGTTATAAAATTGAATTTCTTTTAATGTTTGCTTTTATGACACAAACTTGAAAAATGACATCATTAGCTATGCTTGCTAAGCTTCGATTGTGGGATAATGTTAGCGTCACTTCGATTTATAATAAAAAAACATATGCCGGCACTATTTGTTCAATATACGATTTACCAATTAATTGCGGTCTTCCCAAATGGGGAAATGAAACTCATATATTTGTAAGATTTGATAAGACAGTCAATCGTGAACTCCTTTGTATGGGTTCTTTATTTGTCCGGACAAATCAGAAATTGTACACGATTCATGATGAACCGAATGATTCGTCGATTTATAGCGTAATTTCATATGAAGATGGCATGTCTCCATTTCCAACTGTAAAAATTATTGACGAAGACGAAATTTGGGGCATTTTGATATATTATAACGGTTATTCTATTGTGAAAAATTGAAATGCTTTGTAAAAGCCTACAATAAACTTTCTTCTTCTTCGTAAAAAAATCTTACATATTGATATAAAATGTCAAAATATACATTGGAATTCTATGAACAATTAAGAGACATTGTTATTACAATAAAAGAAGAATTGACGGGGCAGGAAATTGTAAATATGGTCGAAATGGTCAATGGCATTGGCTTACAATACGGTTATCGTCACATGATAGTGTCTTTAGTACAAAACATCAGTCGTGGTGCCGGGTCATTAAATACATATAAATCGTTGGGTTTTTGTGTTGTGTCGGAGTTTTCTTCGAATGTTTATGTAAATGCCCAGTCTTCCGATTTAGTGTATTTTTTGTTGAAACTGCCTATTGCGT